GTCTAGATTTCAAGCGCATTTCATATAATTCAGCGGCTCTTTTATAACCTTTTTTAATAGCTTCTTCGGATGTATCGATATCAGGAAATATTTCCGTGGAACTCATATATAATGTAAATTTATTAGGATCTCGATTATTTTTCTTATCCATTTCTGTAGATTGTAATCGAACTGTCATATAAAATGTCTTATAGTCTAGACATTTCCATACTTCATATTCACCTTGCTTGATAAATTTTTTTCTTTTAGGGTCTTGACTTAACTTCGACACCCTTTTATTATATCACGGTTCCTAATTAATTTTTAACTAAATCCAATAATACCACTAGTGGTTGGTTTCACAAACGCATTTTCTGAGAATGTAAAGCTGAAATCATCGGTGAACATTGCCAGTGGAATTGCATTAGCTCCACTATCATTTAAAGCCCCTAATTCTGAATAAAGCATTATTACTACATTTGTATGTGTACCAGCAGCTGGTATAACCATTTCACCAGCAGTTAAAAACTTACTAGTGCCTGAACCAAAGTTAAGACCTGATAATTCGTGTCCGGAAGTAAGCATTGTTATTGTAGCTCTACTATCATCACCTGCACCTGGTACTGTACCTGATCCAATTTGACCTAGGTTTACCATTTCATCGATAGTATCATGAAAAGTACTTGAATTAGAACCTGCTACGTTTCTTACCAACGCTATACGAGCCTTATTTAAAAGATCTAAATCTACTCCGGTCTTATAAAATGCATCATAGCCTGATAAATTTTCATCACCAATACTTAATTGACCTAACCGGTTAGTGGTCCAAGTAAATGTCAAACCTGCATTCATAAACGTTTTAGAAGTATCTGAAGCTCTAAAATAACCATATACTAAGTCATCAGCCTCACTAATTATATGACCGTACTGAGTTACATCATTAGCAAATGTATTAGCAGTAGCGCCTGTACCAGCTGGTACTGCTAATCCTGAAGATGTTAAATATATATAACTTGTACTTCCAGAAGTCGATACAGAATCTTCATATCCTAAATCAGTAAAGGTAAACTGTAAATTAGAAGCAGTATTAGCTCTAACATAAGTCATATTTGCATTACTTTCACTAGTGGGACTAGATGCTGTATCAGTTAAAAAAACTGCGCTTAAACCAGATGAAAGAGAGGTTGTATTGTTTCTAATTAAAGCTCTATAGCCTTCTGAAAATAGTTCGAACATATAATTATTTAATAATCTTTAAAAGTAATACAATAAAAATTTTTTATTTATTTTTAAGCAGCAGCATTAACACCAATACTATTTGAATTAGCTATGTTATTTACTAGATCAATTGATGAATTAACAAGAACACTATTTGAATTAGCTATGTTATTTACTAGATCAATTGATGAATTAACACCAATACTATTTGAATTAGCTATGTTATTTACTAGATCAATTGATGAATTAACAAGAACACTATTTGTATTGGATATAAGTTTTGTAGAATCAATTGATGAATTAACAAGAACACTATTTGTATTGGATATTTCATTAACAACGATCGTAGTTGCTGAGTTAACATTTATATTATTAAAGTTGGATATTTCTTCAATATCTAAACTAATCGATTGGTTAACAATTACACTATTATCATTTTCAATTAATTTAAATATTGTACTTGCCTCATTAAGTACAATATTATTACTTTGACTTAAAGTAAGTCCAAATTCATTACTTGCATTTACTTCAACATCGTTAATAGGTCCAATTATAAAATTCGGTAGATCTGGTACATCGAATTTAAAGAATTGCATTTCATCAATTATTAAATTAGCATAATAAATAGGCGTTGACCCAGGATTAATATTATATGCAAATTTTATTTTATCAGAATATTCACTTTCACTTAGGCCATTACTACCAGAATAACTACCGGTACCATTTTCTACTGCCGCTAAGAATGCTGCAAATATCGGTGAGTAACCACTAGCGTTAGTTACCACTTGGAATATAATATATCTATTATTGACTCTATTTAAAAGATTAGATCTTGCTGTAGCTATATCAGATAGATATTGTGATGTTGGAGGTTCAAATCCACCACTTCCATCGGCATTATAAGGTGATGATTCATCTTGGAATACAATATTCAATACATCAGCAATAGGATTAGTATTAGGAGTAGATAAATAGTCGAAGGTCCGTTCGGAAGGGTCCGATATAACATTAACTTTTTCATTATAAAGATCTCTATCATTATTATAGAATGGCATTAATGCAGAATCTAGTATAGTAGCCTGCATCTCCTGTAAGGGAGCTAATGTTGAGTCCATTGATCCAGAAGAATCAAAGAATATATTCACTTCAGTTGCTTCATTTATGACCGGTGGAAGGTTTTCTTGACCTGCAATTACAACGACGTCGTTTGTATTACTAATAAACTTGAAATCTATTACTGGAGGTAATGGATCCACTACAGGTAACGGTTCTGGTGTTGTAGTTGTAGTTGTAGTAGTCTTTGGTATTTCTTCTAAAAATGTAATGGTTGGTAATGTAAATGTATCACTACCAGCATAAAATTCTGGCGGCTTAGTTGGGTCTATATCAAAATAGTCATTGTATATATCATAACTATCTTCTATATCTATTTCAACAAACTTTTGTATAGAAGATAATTTTTGCGTTATTGTTTGAACATCTTCACTCTCATTATTTTCTACAAAATCAAGTAATTTACTTTTAATATAATTTGATACATTAGTTTTATTACCTTTTGATTGTATTTCTTTTAAATCTTTAGTATGAGTTTTACGTCTTTCTTGATAATATAAAATTATCTCTTTTATTTTACTAGAGAAAAATGGTACAGCAATTGAAATATTTTCTTCATCTGAAAAATCTATATTTTGTAAATATCTTTTTTCTTCCGGAGATGTAAACTTTAATGTTATTTCTTTAAAAAGATTTATAAACTGTTCTTTAACAATATTATTACTTTCAGTATTAGATTTATTATTAAGTTGATTCCAATTTTGTAAATAAATTTTATATAAATCTATCGTATTACTATCTTTCTGAGTTTGTCTAGAATTATCTATAAACTCGATAAAGGAAAATGGTTTTACAGAATCTTTCTTTTCATCGTCAAGGTTATTAGTTATAGAAAATAATACTTGCACTTCTCCATAACTATTGAAACTGTAACTATTAGGCATATATTTATTTATATTTTACCTAAGGGAATTAAACATATAATATTGCTACTCTTGCTAGTTGTGTAATAATAATCGTTACCCTCAGATTTTAATTCTGGAGTTACGTTATATACCTTTGAATAATTTTTAATAAAAAACTTATTTAGCTTTGCTTTTACTTTCGGGTCCATTGCTTCCAAATCTATCTATATTCTCTATGATAGAATTTACTCCGGAAAGAGCTTCTTCTTTTTCGTTATTTTCGAGTTGTTTTTTTATTAATTTTAATTTCAATAATATTGTTGTTGTTATATGTTCTGTTATTTTCATAATTAGAAAGGGAAAGGGTCTCGCTTGCGCGAGACCCTCGATTTAAAGTTATCAGCTACCTACCGTAAGGTGATCCATTAAGATATAAGATATCTCTACCTCAAAGTCTTTTTGATTATCAACACTTACTTGGCTAATAAAGACTGGTTGTACATTTGAAATATCTCCAACTGTATCATATGCTTGTATCATTCCGTCTTTTTCTTGAACGAAAGTATGGCCTTGACTCACTTCTTTGAATTGCATAATTATATTTATCTTTATCGGTTACTGATTTACCAAAGAAAGAAGCTTTGTACCTCTTTCAATTGTACGTTCTGCTAGATCCCTATTATTAATAACAGTCCAGAAACTTTGTTTATTCATACGACCTAGACCAAACTCCGATGATACATATTGGTTAAGACGATTCTTACCCTTACCACGAGTACTATTATGTGTATAGTAGTCAGTTACTGCAGAGAATGCATCTGCGTAGTTCTCACCTCGGTTGCCAGCACCTCGCTTAAACAATGTATTCAAGCTATCTACCGTATTTAAACAGCGTGTACTAAGACCTTCTTTAGGATTATTACGCATTAAGAAACCAGTAAACAATGACTGAGCTTTCTTATCGGTAATCTTTTTCTTTAGTAGTCCGGTAAACTTCTCACGGAAGTCTGCTTGAGTGCCTAAGAAGTCATCTACTACATTAGATAGATCGGCAAGTTTAAGCTCAATATCACCTCTATGAACTGCACTACCTACCATGTTAGACTTATCATTTAAGTTATATGTAAATGTATTATCACATACAGTACATGTATTGGTATTATTGATCCAAAGCTTTGAAGTTTGATCATGAGCATTACCAAAGTTAAGATAGTCTTTAAACTCTCTATCACCTACTTTATAATTACTCTTACCATCCAAGCTTACAGTTACGAATACTTTACCTCGATTGCAAACTGAACCAATAGATTCAATTTTAGCTTTAGGTAGCTTATTCATAGCATCACTAACAAGATCTAAAAACTTCTCATTACTGATAGCTTTGTAAGAAGGGGTCATAGGACGTCCGATAATCTTATCGTCATCAGAACCAACTAAGATTCCATACCCTGTCTCTTGTTCATTACCATCTACATCGACGTATGTAAGCGGCTTACGCTCTACGTCCCATTTAGTCAAGACGTTATCACTAACGTCGATTTTATCAACGACATCGGTTAAACCGTGCCATGCTTGGCTCAAACCTACTTGAGCATCTCTTTCTGTTATATTATGCATTTTTTATTACACTTTATTGTTACTTTTCATAAAACTTATACTATTATTTTATCACTGTTCCTCTAAATTTCAAGGAGTACTTCCTTAGAATATAATTCATTTATGAATTTATTTATATCTTTTGCTGAATAGTACACATTATTATAGCAAAAATCTACTAACTGAGCTTCTAAATCCGGAAACATTTCTTTATGTTTATCTTTAATTTCATCCAATAGTTCCTCAAAAAGCTTTTCTTGCTTTTCTTGTAAGAGTATTATATGATATCTCGAATCCATTAGCTTTTCCTCAGTTAACATATTGTAATTATATGTAAGTTCCTTAAATAATTTCATGGCCATTATTTCTTTATTCAACTTGCCAGATGCTGATACATTATCAGGTTCTGAAATCTTTCCAGTAAGTCAAAACGGTACAACAAAACGAACTGCAATATCAGCTATTGGTGGTGGTATAGGTTCAGTAACATCTGGACAACAAGCATCTGTTTTAGCTGGTTTAAATAATAAATCTTTAAGTAGTTTTGGAGTTATAGCACAAGGTAATAACAATTGTATAAACAGTGGTCAATATAACAGTATACTTAATGGTAAAGATAATTGCAATTTATCGCATTGTCACAGTACAATTTTAGGCGGCCAAGATAATTTCATTGTATCTATTGCAGATGGAGATACTGAATTCTCAGTTATAAATGGTAGGTCCAATTGTCTATCTGGAGGTAAATATTCTATTATAGGTGGTTCTTTTAATATAATTAATTCAACATCTAATTACGGCAATACTATATTAAATGGTAGTAGCAGTTATATTTGGAAAACCAATATACCTACGAGTACCAATACTATATTAAATGGTAGTGCTTTTATATATAATGGTGGTCATAATGTTATTGGTAGTGGTTCATTAAATATCACTTGTCACACTAATAATGGGGTTGTTGGTTCAGGGACCTTAAATTGTATATTTTCTGCTCATAATGGGTTTATAGGAAATGGTATTCAGAACAAAATATGCATTGGAACTTTAAATAGTATAGTTAATGGGCAAAACAATACTATAGCGACAGGGTCTAGGTCATCAATTTTAGGAGGCAATTGCAACAGTCTATCTGGTAGTGATTCATTTATTATTGGAAGTTGCCTAACTGCAAATGCAAATTGTACAACATTTGTCAACAATTTAAGTTCACAATGTTCATTACATGCAGGTAATGGTTTTACCGGTACAGTGTCAATATCAAGTACAGCAGGTGATAAGTCTTTGGTAATTACTGATGGTATTATAACAGGTCTTTCTTAATATGATAAATCCTCCTACATTTAATGACTTAAAAAGGTCAAGAAATATAAATAATTTACTACAAAAAAGAAGTAAAATTATAGGTATTGGTAAACCGGTTTTTTTTGATATACCATCATTAACCGTACCTAACTTTACTTTTAATTTTTTAGGTATAAATTCAAATTATGTAGCTTCTGGAGATGAAATAGGTACATCTAATGGAGATCAATTAGATTTTTTAAATTTAAATAAATTTATAGATTACCCTGTATTTGAATTTTATAATAACTATAGGTTTATTACAACAACTGATTATCTTTTTGATAGTTTATATTTTATAAACAATACATATATACAAAAAAGTATTAACTTTAATGGTGTTATTGATAATATAGGAGAAAATACTTTTAAACGAGAGTTTTACAATTATGATAGTGAAATAGAAAGTCAAACAGTTATATTAACAACTTATGATTTTAGTAATTTACAAGTTAATTTATCAACTAATATAGATGGGTTTACCGGTACTAACGATGACGGAACATTTACTATTGAAGTATCTGCAGTTCATGAAAATGGAAGATTATTAGAAAATTTTGTTAATTATGGTCTTCAGGATAAAAACAATACATCGTTAGCGACTTTTAACACACTATCCACGTTTAATTATATTGTACCTATATCTTTAATTGCCCCGTTTATAGATGAAAATTATACTTTAACTCTTTCTACTAGTAGATTTGATAATGTTACTGGTCTTTATGAAAGTACAAAAAGTTTAAGTATTAATATAAGTGCTGCTCCTTATACGGATGCGGTAGTTAATAGTATACATACAACATGGACTACAATATCATCCTTATCCAACCCTTTAGATGAATATCCCACATTATCAGGAGTCCATATATATGATACAGATGCATCTAGAGCGACGATTGAAAGTGGCACTGGTAAATTCTTCTATCAACAAGAATTTTTTAGACCTAATGCTGATCAGCATTTTGATGATGCATTAGATAACGCAACTAATGAAGCAATTAGAACCAAATATAGGTATGTTAATAATAGAACAACTGATACACCTACTTGGAATACAGCATGGTTTTTATATCCATATAGGGATATATATGACCTATCAGGTGTGTCTTTTCAAGGGGAGTCCCCCTTGGCTGGAGATGATAACTCGACATTAATTGCTGGTAAATTTGGACTTACAAATACCCATTTTAGCTCTAAACCGGTCGGTACAACAATTAGATTTTTAGATAGAGATAATAATTTACTTACCACAACAATAGTAGGAAGAAAAGATGTTGGCCAAGACTGTAGGGTAGAAAAATATGAGCACGACTTAACTACTCTATCTGGAGGTAATATAAAACTTTATAGGTTACCTAGAATTACTTCAGATATTAAAAGGGAAAAGGTATTTCCAGCCTTTTATCAATCAGGTAACTACAGTTTAGGTAAATTAAGAAGCCCGGAGTTTACTGGTAACCCTTCATACGGTACTGGGGATGAATTTGCTGCGTTTGGTTCAACGTATTTTTTGCGCGGTACGCTTTCCGGTACTGCGAACATTTTTGTAGATTATACATCCTTACAAAGTGTTTCTTCGGTATTCGAAAATAAAAAATTAGGATTACCACAAAGGTCTTTAGCTGGCGGTGATAGTAGTAGCCCAGCATTTCTTATATACAATAATGAAATACTACTTTTAACTACTTTTAACTTCACTACTACTTACGGCGGCGGTGGGTGGAGGGGTGGTGGTCCCGGTTACCATACTCAAGGTTTTCATGATCGTATAAATGCTGGAATGGATGCTTTAGGTAGAGAAGGTTATCAACTATCAGCTGTACAAATTGATTAGGCAGTTTTACGACTTGCCTAGGTCATGAACCTAAATCAATTTATATATGGCGGTCTTACCCTTACCATACTTTGCCATTTTATTATTATTAACTAAGTCTCTTAGCAAATAGCTAGCTCTCATATAGTCAATATTTAAAGTCTTCATTACGCGATTGGTATCAATCAAAGGCGGCTCTATCATATTAAGAATAGTATCGAGCTCATCTTTCTTTTTACTCTTCTTACTCTTAGCTTTAGTCTCAGGCTCAACTACAATAGGAGTAGAAAAATCATAACCATTAGCTCCAATAAATAGAGTTAACTCATTTAGAGGACCGAAACGATTCTTAGTAAAGAATATCTTACGAGCATTATCATCGATTTCACCATCAATTTCAATGTTCATATTAACATCAACGGTATGAGGTACAATAGTACCACCTTTAAGCTTACCATCTTTAGTAAGATGCATAATAAAGAATACAGTACACTCTTTATCTTTTGCAGCTCTAGTAAGCTTACTAACAGCATACTTTTCTAGAGCTCTACTATTCATCTTCTTAGTAGTAGTTAAAGCCTGAAAGCTATCTACCACAAGAACATCTAAATCATCCATTGCATCTACTAATTCATCTATATCGGTCATATTAGCAACTGCTACCTTCTTAACACCAATACGATCACAAGTAAAAGCTAACTGATAGGTATTCTCTTCACCTGAAGAATAGCCAACGTTGTATCCATTCCTACTCAAGCCTTCTAACAACTGAAGAAGTAGAGTAGTCTTACCACAACCTGCTGCAGCACACATCGTTACCGAACTACCAGGAAGAATGCCCTCGCCGAATAGTTCATCCATTACTAAGATACCGCTTTTATATCTGCGGTAGAAAATATCAGGTATCTCGATATCACTTACTGTCTTGAAGTTAGTATTTGTATAATTTAGGTTCATGCTATAATTATATCACTGTTCCTTATCCAGGTACCAAATCTCAAATAGGACGTATATTTGTGCCGGAAAAATTTTTACTGTTTCGACTATTGTTAGATATGCAGAATACCCTCCAGCAACTATACACATAGGAATCATTCCAAAAACTACAGTTGCGGCTGCAGCAAGTTCGTATAGAAATTTTCTCATTCTTTAATTATATGACTGTTCCGCTAACTTAACTACTTCATCTAGACTATTTTTATACCTTTTTAAATAACATTCACTTAAAAAGTTTAACTTACCTGACCGCTCAGAATCTTCCATTAAGTTATCATTTTTAGTAAACATATAGCTTGTGACAAGATATTGCCTATAACCTTCTGGAGCGGTGTTATACTCTCCGTTTTCATCTCTATTACTTTCCTCAGGTTTATTACCCTTTTTAATATAAGTAGCTTTAAATACGCTATAGTTATTCCGGTATTTGTTTTCTATTAACCTAGCCAACTGCTTATGATACATACGTACCTTTTCTTTAGTTTGCGTGCAGATAACTTCAATTGAAGATGAGAACGATTTTTCACAATCAATAAATTGATAATTAAATACTTTTTTCTTTCTTGCCATATATTATTATATCACAGTTCCTAAATAATTACATGGAAGAGGATATGTTTTTTGATATAAAATCTAGGTTAGATGAATTTACTGATATATTATATATCGACTATGAGAGAGAAAGTATTCTCTTAGAAGTACGTAAAGATTATTTGGACGAAATTGTCAAAATAATTAAAAATAACTGGTTATCCTTAGAAATTATTTTTGAAAAGGAAATTCAAAAAAATATATTAACCATTCTTGCATGTGTACCCCAGATAATAGATGTGTATGATGAATAAATAATTAATATGTCCACTGGTATTAAAATTTCTAACCTAACTTGTTCATTATCTCAAAACGGTTCTCAAGTAATACCGATAGTTGAAAATGGTACAACAAGAAAAACTTCATTATCTACTGCAGTATTAGGTACTCTAGAGATGGCAGATTTATCTGCTGGTACAATAGTTACCAATCCACATTCTAATCAAAACCCTGGAACTAAAGCTGTTGTCTTTGGTGGATCATCTAATTATGCATCTGGTACTTACGGCACTATCATTGGAGGTAATTTAAATAGAGTAGATAAGAGTAATTCACTAGTGGCTGGAGGTGTTAATAATTTTAACTGTGCTGAAAATTCAGTTATTATTGGAGGTAATAGTAATTTAATTAATAATTGCGACCCTGATAATTGTAATAGTGTTATGATTGGTGGTTGCTCGAACACAATAAGCCATAGTGGTACAGTTATATTGGGAGGTTCAGGTATACAAACTACAATTCCAGATTTTACTTATGTAGATAATTTATCGGTAATGAGTAAATTTTCTTCACCTACAATTAAAGTTACTGATTTTCTTGTTACTCAAAACTTATCAGTATTAGGAGATGAAGTAATTTTTAACACAGTTACAACAACTACTTCTTCTTTAAGTGTTACTAATGATGGTACAGGACCTGCTTTATATGTACAGCAAAATGGAAGTGAACCGATAGCACATTTCATCGACGTAAATGGAGGGGATATTATTTTCAATGATAATGGTAATATTGTTTTAGGTGCTTTATCTGCTAATGAAAAGCTTACTGTAGTAGGTAATATATCTGCTACTGGAAATATATTTACCGGAGGGGTGACTGTATCTGATCAAGTTCTTAATAGTTTATCAGCAGTAAGTTTAACAGCAAATAAAATAATTGGAGGTGATAATAATACAGCTAGTGGTAATCGTACATTCGTTGGAGGTGGTCAGTTAAATAAATCTACTGGTAATGGTTCATCTGTTGTTGGAGGTCTGGATAATAACGCACAGGGGTCGTATTCGAACATAGGTGGTGGTCAATATAATTTTGCTAGTGGTAATAATTCTACCATTGCCGGTGGCACCGCGAATAGAGCAAGCGGCGATGGCGCAACAGTCGCCGGGGGTAATTCAAATTTTGCTACCGGGCAAAGCAGTACCGTTGCTGGTGGTCAAATAAATTACGCAACCGGTTGCAATTCATTTGTCGGTGGTGGTGGTGGGTATAACTTAAGCAATGCAGCCATGGGTCATCATTCATTCGTTGGAGGTGGTCAAAATAATAGAACATTGAGTACATTTGATTTTATAGGTGGTGGTAAATCCAATACAGCTTCCGGGTCAGCATCATTTGTTGGCGCAGGTTCATGCAATATCGCCTCAGGTTTATTTTCTACTGTAGTAGCAGGATTTAGTAGTAAAGCTACAGGTATCAGGTCATTTGTTGGAGGTGGTGAAGGTAATATAGCTAGTGGTAATAGTTCTACTGTAACTGCAGGTTTTAAAAATACAGCTAGTGGTAATTGTGCAAATATTTCATCCGGTCTCGGCAATATTGCATCTAGTAACTATTCATCTATAGCAAGTGGTCTTTTTAATTGCACTAACGGTAACTATTCGAACGTTGCCGGTGGTACATATAATTACACTAGAGGTTATTCAGCAGTCATTGCCGGTGGTAATTTAAATAGAGCATATGGTAATTGTTCAGTTGCAACTGGTGGTATGTATAATTGTTCATTAAGTACATTTGATTTTATAGGTGGAGGTTGTATGAATACAGCTGCTGGTTCAGCATCATTTGTTGGTAGTGGTAAACATAATACAGCTGCTGGTCAATTCTCAACTGTAACAGGTGGTGTAAGTAATATCATTCCTGATGGTACTTTTGGTAATTTTATCGGAGGCGGTTCAAGGAATACTGCGCTTGTTGGTTCAGCATACGCGTCTGTTGGAGGTGGTAATTGTAATATTGTAGGTAACCGGGCAGTCGTTGCCGGTGGTACAAATAATAAAGCTACAGCAATTTGTTCATTCATTGGAGGTGGGGTTAATAATTGTGCTACCACAGGTAGCAATACCGTCGTAGTAGGTGGTATTGGTAATAAAGCAACTGGATCACAAGCGAGCGTCGGCGGCGGTATTGCTAATTGTGCTATCGGTGCCTATTCAACTGTAGGTGGTGGTCAAAGCAATATTGCATGCGGCTTCGCCGGCGGGGTAGCTAGTGGATTTATAAATGTATCAACTGGTAGTCAAGCTTTTATTGGTGGTGGGGTGTTTCAACAAGCTATTGGTCTTGTTAGTTTTATTGGTGGTGGTGGTAGTAATAAAACTTTAAGTGCCGCTGATGTTATTGTAGGTGGTAATAGTAATACAGCATCAGGTTCAGCATCATTTATTGGTGGTGGTCAATTTAATAACGTTTCTGGTGTAGCATCATTTATTGGTGGTGGTAGTTCAAATAGTGCTTCTGGTGAGCATTCCGGTATATTCGGTGGTAAGTCTAATGTAATCGATACCGGTCATGAATCATCTTTTATTATTGGTACAAACTTAACTAGTAACCTATCAGCAACAACGTTTGTTAATAATATTAGTTCACAAGGTACAATATTTACCGGTAAGTTTACCACAACTAAAAGAAATAACGATCTTGGTACTACTGCTGAAAATGGAATGTTAATTTATAATAGTACTACTAATAAATTCCAAGGTTATGCAAATGGTGCTTGGGTAGATTTACACTAATCTATATAACTGAAATATTTTTGATACCAAGCATAATCTCTATCAATCATATCACAAGCATCCTTACCTAAAATTTCCATATAATCGTCTACTAATGGTTTGACTTCATTTTTAATTGTATGTAAGTCATTATCTAAAGCATGTATAACATCGTTTTCTTTCGTCACTTGCTCGATATTATTAAAGTTATGTGTGTATCTTTCTACTTCTAATATATCATAAACTTCATTCATTATTTCATGAGGAGATGAAGTAAGATTCTCTGCTCGAATAAATCTAATTTTATCTTCCATACCTCTTTCTAAAATTTCTTGAATTCTATCCAAACTAATACTTAAAGGTATATTTTTTAAATACATATCTACTCTTTTAAAAACTGTTGTACCTCTAGCTTCATGATTTAATAACCACTGTGAGGTTTTATCTGGATTCTTTCTATGCAGTTTTTCAAACGATGCTACTATACTTTTTAAATTTCTTACCATGCAAAACATTATAGGCTTTTCACCCATAAAATTTTCTACCCAATCTATATTACCTTTCCACCCTCTACCTTTTAAAACTATATTAGGTTTATCGGTTAAAGTATTACAATAACCTTGCATGCCCCCTCTACAAAAGTTACGCCATGATTGTAATGATAAATCTTGATCCATAGAAGCTTTAAATTCTACACTATCAGTAAATCGTTGTCTTCCACCGTCTAAGAGTTCTATAAGACCGTCGGTCGGTGTTGCATAAAAATTAGGGTTTTGAGCGAATATATTTTGTAATAAAGTACTACAGGCTCTAGGCATTGATGAGTTAAATATTATTTTCATTTTGCTAAACTATCGTATATTGCTTGTAAGTTAAATATATTGAAATCGTCGTATGGATATTCATGCTCTGGTCCATTAAAATCATGATCAAAGAATAAACTATCAATCATATGACAACCTCCAATATCTTGTTTGTCTTTAACCGGTAGTATATTTTTATGTATTTTATATCCGAATACTTTCGGATCAGTACCAACCCAGCATACAGTAGATGGTAGGTTTAATGCAGCAGCCGCATGCTGCAAACAGCTATCAATTAAAAGCCTTTTTTCTGATTTAAGTAACAATGATATTAAAATTCTTTTATTAGGTACATCTTCTACTCTTTCTACACCAGCTAATTGAGGACCGTTTTTACGAGTTATGTGGTAAATCTTATATAGTTTAGATAATTCGTTAACTAAAATTTGAGACTGTTCATGAGGTAAATCTCTTGTCCACGCATAAGAACGACCATCATCATAAGGACCACCGTTGGTTTGCATTATCAAAATAGGCTTATCAGTTGCTTGTATATTAGAACTATAATATGTCTTTTCAGCAACATTAAAAAATATCTGAGGTCTTAGTGTATCTTTAAAAGTTAAATCGTGAAGCTCACACCAAGACTTAATTAAATGCTGTTTACTGTATAAGTGAGGTGTATTGAAATAAGGTTCACCTTTTAATACAACACTCTCTCTACCTTCAAGATAATCCCTATAAAAATAAGGAGTAACACCTGATCGAAAAACTCTATGTATATGTGGGTTATTTACAAATACTTCAGCCCATGGTGTTAATACAATTATTTTATGATCAGGATATTTTTCTTTTATAGGTTCAATTAAAGCAGTAGAAGCAATAATTTTACCTAACCCTCCTTCAGGGTTAAAAATTACATAATTATCTTTAGTGGGCATTTAATTAATTATTCGTATGTATAAAGAATTCCATACCTGATAAGGAAGTAATATTATCGACTCCTGCATAACTCATACAACTTTGAATACCTTGGTTAATTCTGTTAAAGTATTGAACATATGTTTCATTCCTCATATCCATATATACTGTTTGGCCTTCAACATACCCTTCATGACCTTTATTCGTTGACGAAGCACTACCATAAAAGACTTTCCTATTAACATTACCCATAGCAGGTCCTCCCATAATATCAGCAGGGCTATCCTCACACTTTGCAAACTCACTACCAATCATTACCATATTAGCTCCAGCAACTAATGCTTTACAAACGTCACCGACTTCTCTTATTTGTCCATCAGCTATAATAGGTATTGATATATCTTTATACTCACCAGCTAACCCGCCTTGCTTATGAACTACATACTTACTAAATTTCTGTTTAGCAATAGATGAGACTGCACTGAACATAGGGGTACCTACCCCCGTACAGTTATACGTAGTGCAGCTCTTACCCATCGACAATCCAATTTTAACTGCATCAGCTCCCCAATCATATAAGTCTTTTGCAGCCTCCCAGGTACCTACATTACCAGCAATAACATTAACTCTTAATTTATTATTAATATAAGTAATCATATTTTTCACTAATACATGATGACCATGAGCAACATCAATAGTAATGAAATCAACACTTATACCTTTTACTGCAATCTTATCAATAAACTCTCGATCTTTTTTATTTACACCTACAGATATTGAAATAGTTTTCATATCTTTATTTTCGATCATCCAATCTAAGATTTTATCGTAATCGTAAAATCTATGCAGCACATAAAAATAACCAGCTTCACTTAACTCTCTAGCTTTATTAAAATTAATAGTGCATTTCATATTGGCTGGTATAGCAGCGCTTTCAAATGTTTTACCCAAAAACTTTACTGATGCATCTAAGGATGATCTCGATTTAATTTCAGAGTACGCAGGTTGCAGTACTATATCTTTATAACTATAAAATGTATTCATTATTTATTTCCTTTCATAAATGCTATTAGACAATCATACGGGCTAAAGCCTACGTCTTGTAATTTAACATACTGGTCGCAAAATTCATCTTGCATATGTCGTTGTTCTATATCTCTTAAAAAGGTATCAACGGTACCTTGTTGTTTATTATCTACCTCTACGCGCAGTTGCTCTCGTATAGCTTTATACTTACTCATATGCTCTATTATATAATATAGATAGTAACTAATCAACTTTTATGTATTTGATAATGCCAATAAAGTAATAAATATTTTTAATGTATACGTTCGGTACAACTCAAGGTAATAAATATCTACAATTAACTTTAAATACGGCTGGTTCAGCTTTTGAATCTATATCAAATTATAGTGAAATGGATTTTAATAAATTTGATTTTATAGATACTATTCCAAATGTTAGTGGCCAGTTATATCCAACTCCTTTAGTTAGCTTTAATATACCCAGTTACAGTTCTTCCTCAGCACCCAAATTTAATATTGAAGATAATGAAGTAACTTATTCAGGTAAACCAAGTTTTTTATTCAATAATACTTTATCAGGTTCAGTATATACCATATTAACAGGTTCAGATTTAATTAATAAAAACCATTACTCTTTTGCTTTTTTAAATAATATTAGTTTTGACGGGTTTAAAAGTACAAAATTATTACATTTAACTGGAGGAAAACCAATAATAAAAAATGTAGATGATAGTTTTATTTCATTAATTGAATTAACTGGGTCAGATATACATAATACTAATCAATGGATTTATTCTGGACCTATAGGGGAATCAGCCGGTTACGTTTTCGATCAATATACATGTGATATAGCTCTTTCTAAAGGAAATGACAATCCAGGTATAGTATCTATATATGGTGGTGAATTGTTCTATTATCAACTAACTGGAGTCGATATAAGAGGTCCTTACACCAAAACTGAAATATTATCATCTGATTCAGGCCTTGAAAACCCTATTCATACTAGCATTGATTTTAATTCAGCAGGTAAAGTAGCTTTTGCTTCTAGTAAGGGTAAATCTACTGGGAATGAATATTACAGTACACTATCATATGTACAGCTTACAGGTTCAAATTATGAAAATAGAGACCACCTTGTATTTGTAACCTTTGAAAACTTATCAGGAGTTAATAAGCCTAAATTAAATTTTTCTACCAAAGATAGCAAACCTGCAATAGTTTATTATGATGAAAATAACAATTTAAACTATTTTAGTTTGACCGGGGATAGTATTCACAATATTAATCATTGGAAAAATACTAACTTAGGGGTATCTGCATCTTATTGTAATTTTAATTTTCAACCAGAGAATAGTTTTTATCCATGTTCACCAGTTATATCTTATATATCAGGTGTGAATGATACTGTAAACGTTATTCAATTAACTGGATCAGATTATTTTGCGTTAACGGGTTCGGGTAATTGGGGTAATCATTCATTATTAGAAAATTCCGATACACTTATAACAGGAAACGTTACTACTTATATCCAGGCAGTTAGCGCCCCTGATCCTATAGTTTTAGATTTTCTACCTTTAAAAGACCCAAGAACGTTTCCTATAGCAGATAAAGTAGGTATTAGTTATTTTGATGATACTTCTGATACATTAAAATATGCTCAATTAACTGCTACTGATTTTTCAAGTGATAATAGTTTTGGAGTTTATACTGTAGACTCAGCTAATGTTCCTGGTAAGTTTTCTTCTTTACAATTCTTATCAGGTGCAGTACCAGCTATTTCTTATCACGATAACGTTTTAGGGGACTTAAAGTTTGCTCAATTAACTGGTGCTGACTTTGATGGTACTCCTTCGCAATCAGAGTGGGCTGTAATGACTCTAGACAGTACTAATGATACTGGAGAGTTTACTTCATTCAAAGCTATTGATAATAGACCAGCTATAAGTTATGTAAATCAAACTGATAATTCATTAAAGTATATTGAACTTACAGGTGCTGATTTTTATGATTCTACTAACTGGGGTAAAGTTGTTGTGGGTAATGAAACGTTAAATTTATCAGCTGATTCAGCAACATCATTAGCTTTAAATTTATCTAGTAAACCAGTTATATCTTTTCAAAGCTATAGAAGTTTGGCAATAGCTGAACTTACTGGTTCAGATTTTACTTCAATGAGTAACTGGGGGGTATATAAGGTACCTGATCCTGATCCAGAAGAAAACCCAGCGCCTTTTATATTAGGGGGTAAAAATTCTTCTATACAGTTTTTATCATCAGGTATACCTGCAGTTGCTCACATTAATGGTGGTCCATCACTTTTTTACTCAGAATTAACAGGTACAGGCGATAATGATTGGGGGACCATTAGACTAGATGGTGTAAATTTAAATGGAGATGTTGCTGATAATAAAATTTCATTAGAATTAACTCCATATAATGGTAAACCAGCAATTGGATATAGAGGTAACGGCAATACTTTAAGATATACACAATTAACTGGTACTGATACTTTTAAATTATCAAGTTGGGCAAATGTTAAAGTACCTCAGGGGGGTGTATCAGGTAATACTTCATTACAATTTTCTTCTGCAGGGGCTCCTGGATTAATAACTGGGCTAGGTCTTACCGTGGGAAATTTAGTTTATACTCAATTAACAGGGGTTAATTTTAATGATTTTTCTTCAATAGAACAATTAAGTTTAAGTGCTGATAATTGGGGAACAGGTTTAGTAGATACTGCAATAAATAGTTTAAGCATAGACTCTGCATCTTTAGCTTATGGAGAGTTTCAATTTACTAATGAATTTAAATTATCTGCAGACAGATTATCAGCGTTTGAAGGCGAAACGTTTAACGTAAGGTTATCAACTAATATAATACCTCAACCGGTTGATGTAAATTTAAATTTTGTTAATATAGATGAAAACAATGCATTGTTTTCATCATCGAATAATTTTATAACTTCCGTAATTGATACCATATCTATTGATGTTCTGCAAGTTAATAAAGAACAAACTCTTACATTAAACTTACCTGACCAATATATACCATCTGAAGGAATAAATCCTGACCATACATTAGATGTAATTTTAGGTAAATCTTTAACTGTACCAGTTACATCGTTATCGGCTGAATCTACAGATGATGAGTCTTGTAATCGTATTGTGTTAAAAGAATTAATTAACCCAGCAAAAGATATTTGCATATCATTGCAAACTAATAGAGATGCAGTAAATTTGTTAACTGAACCTGGTAGTGGTGTTGAAATAACTACTGATGATGGTATCAATATTATTGGTGAGTTTGATTTAATTCAAGGTAGTGGTTTTTCGGTATTCTTAGTGCAAGGTGAACAACCATTAGATAATGTGGGAGGTGAACCTGGACCCGGGTTAGGGTTATTAGCTACAAATGATACAAGTCTATCAGCTATGTCAGGTCATATAATGAGTATTGCTTTTGACTTTGCTGGTTTTTATGGACTAAGAAACTTATTTAAAGATTCAGGTAGCCGAGGCTATTTAAATCCGAGACCATTTTCAGTAACTACCAGATTAAGTACAACTGAATCACAATATGATTTTCTATCATCAACCACCTTTAACGATGAAATTTTTAAATATAATTCACCTATTAAAGTATATAGGGTAAGATTTAAAGAACATTTAAATAGAGTATTTTTTGACGTTAAGGATAATTTTTCCGATAGATATACTAATTTAGTTAGTTACGAGACTAATATAGATTTAGCATCTGTACCAAGAGGTGTAAAGATAGGTCTTACTTATAGCGGTGAACAAAATTTACCAGTTAAAGATATAACCTATTCAGCTAACGTTTATTAATTATTTTCTAATTCGTTTACTCTAGTCTTAAGATCTTTAATTTCTTTTACTAGAAGAGGTATAAACTGGATATAATCTACCCCTAAATAACCATTACTACTCTGTTTAACTACGTGAGGTAATACCTCTTGAACTTCTTGAGCTATAAATCCAAAGCCTTTCCCTTCTCTATCTGATTTTGAATTCCAATCAAATTCATAACTATCTATGCTATCGATTACATTATTAGATTCAATTTTATTTACATTATCTTTTAGGTTTTTATCCGAAGAATAAAAAGCTATGACATCACCGTCAGCTCTGATTGCACCAGAGGCGTTTACATCACCGTTAAACGTCGCGTTACAAGCTGTTATATTTCCGTCAATTACCGCGGCCTGAGTAGAACAGATTCCACTTGATGTGACTTTACCGGTTACGCTAAAATCTCCATTATTTTGTAATATACTTCTTTGTGTCCCTCCGAATACAACTCTCAAACTATTACTATCATTTAATTGAATAGTTTCACTAGGTGCTGTTAAACAACATCCAAATGAATCTTTACCGATTGATATACCGTTAGCTAAGACCCCACCACTTGCAACTAAATTTTTATCTGTATCAATGCAATCATTAGCACAAATTTTACCCGAAGTGCATATTAACCCTGCAGCATTTATACTACCGTTAATAGTTGCAGCTCCTGAGCTTATTAAAGCCCCGCAAACTGCTAACCCAGCTGAATCTGATTGCTTACCTACACTTATAGATGAAAAATTACCATGACCATCAGTTAAATTTATTCTACCGGCTTGGTGAGAGAGTAAACAGTTATTTTCAGTTTTAATTAAACCGAAATAGGTATCTTGAATATTCTGATCTTGTAAAGTTGCCATATATATTATTTAATTTTTATTTTTTAGTTCGTTTATTTCCGAATTTAATCTTTTAACTTCTTCGATTAACACTGGTATCAATTTAATATAATCTACCGCTAGATAACCATCATCTCTTTCATTAACAATAGTTGGTAATACCTTTTTAACATCTTGAGCAATTACCCCTATATCAGAACCTTCTCTATCTGATTTATCATTCCAGTCGAATGTATAACCTGTTAAGCTATTTATAATATTCTCAGAATCGTTAATTTTATTTAAATTATCTTTTAATTTTTTATCCGATGAAGAAAAAGCTACAACGTCACCACTAGCAGTTATTGAACCGGCAGCGATAATATTACCAGAAAAGGTACCAGCAGCAGCATTTACATTTGCTAAAGTTGTTGTTCCACTTACACCTAAATTACTACCTATAGTAGCAGCACCACCTATAGTAGCAGCTCCTGTAGTTTGAATATTACCGAATGTACCTTTAGTAGTAGCTATTAAATTTGTAGCTGATGAATCACCTGTTGCGCTAAAGTTACCACATACTTGAACACCACCGCTACCTTGTGCAATGAATAAAGATGAGTCATTACCCTTACCGTCAGTAATTCTAACTTTACCAGTGGTTGGAAGTTCAACGTTGTCAGTAGTTTTTAGTAAAGACTTGTACGTGGTTGATATTTGATTACCTGTTAAATCTAGTCCTGCCATATAAATTATTTAATTAAAAGGTGATAGTAGATAAAGGCGGAATTTTTAAATTAATAGTTTCTACCTGTAATAGTTTTAATATATCAATTTGGTAGTCATGAAAACTTTTTAAAATTCGGTTAAAAACTAGCGTAGACATTGTTTCATTCACACCAGCATAAAAATTTTCTGTACCTGATAGAGTTATTTTTAATTTTTCTTCCGGGGTTAAATGAGATATATCATCAAATATTTTTCTACCTTTGTCAAATTTTAAAGAGACCTTTTTAGATATTCTATTTGCTATTAAATTGTGATTGTATAATAACTTATACAATGCAGTATTTAAAGTTATCGAATTAAAGTATTCAAATTCAAACAATATTTGATTAAGATTATATAGGTCCGGTGAATCTTTACTGAATAATGTTAAAAATTCTTCATTTTCTGAATATTCTAATATATTCTTTTTAGACATAAACACCAATTTATCAAAATTATTATTTGAGGGTAAAACATCAATATCAATATAATTGTAGTTATCAGGTCCTTGCATAAATCCTTCCCATTTATCTAAGTTTAAGTTATATAATGAATTAGTTTGTTCCCATGGTACATTAAAAGCTACATTTTTTAACAATTGCCATTCAGCTATCAATTTATTTTTACGACTTAAAAGGTATTTATAAACCCCGAAATTAGTTTGTATATAGTATATGTTGGAATTATTTTCAGAAAAAATAATTTTTTCTAATTTTTCTTCATTAAAACTATTTTGATCTAATTCATATTCATCTATTGTTTGGAAATATTCTGTCTCAACAACAACTATTTTTTTATTAGCAAATAATATATACAGATTTCTGTTAAAAATATTATAAGCAAAATTTACAAATTCATTATTTTTAAATAATTTATTATTTACATATTTTTTTATAAAAACTAAATCTTCAGTAAATTGTTTAATAACCTTTTCACCAGCATCATATGTATATATAAACTTACCACCGTATATAATTTTTTCTAAGTTTGTAAAATTAGTTTCATTATTTCCTATTCCTCCGATTTGTTCGATGTATTTAAAGTCTCTAATACCGGTTCTATCCAAATTAACTATATTTGTAACATCTAACTTCGTAATAGTATTGTTACCAGAATCAGCTACAAATAAAGTATTTCTACTATTATTTGCGGTATTGGTAATTTTATTAAATGATAAACTATTATAATCACCAACTGCATTTGCACTTGCAATAAAATTAAACGTAGTATGTTGTTCACCTATTCCAGGGTCATCCACTTCAAATGAAAAGATAGTATCATTTGCAGATAAAAATATAGTGTATTTATCATCAAATTTAAACTTTAGGATATCAAGATTTATATCATCGGTTGTTTCAAATACACTATTAAAATTACCAAACGCTGCAGTTTCGCTCGCAGCCGATATTAACTCAGTATTTGTTGGTACCCATTTAATAAAGGAATTAGTATAACCACCAGCTGGTCCATCCGACGTTAAAAGTGCAAAACCAGTAAATTGTACCGGTACCTTAGGGCTTGGAAATTTACCATATCTAAATATTTCCGTAAAATTCTCATATAATTGAGTAAGTTTTAAATTAAGAGTATTCTTATTTACAATTTCGTTTGGTTGGAATAAAATCTCATCCAATTTAAAAGGCAATAAAATTTCATCTTCAACAACTCTATCAAAGTTTAAATCTTTATTTAAAATAATTATCGATTCAATAGTACCGTATGATTGTAAAAGTGTATCTCTATCAAATTTTCCTGCATAAGCCTTATTATCAAGAATATTATAATAACCAATATAATTGCTACCTGTTAAAGCAAATTCGTTACCAGTTGTAAACCCTACCTTTTCACTTACCGTTGTTTCATAAATTGTATTTTTATTTTTCATTTTATATGTTTATATCGAAGTCATACTTAATTGTATCTATATTACTAGGTAAAACTCTTTTTAATTTGTTATTTAAAAACTTTTGAAATTTTTCTTGATCATTTTTAGATAAATTAGCATTTTTAACATAAATCTTTACATTGTTATTTTTTATACCAGGTAAATTAACGTTATATATATTATTCATTTCTTCAAGATTACTTCTTGTACCAGTAGTTATATCAAAATTAATATTATCTATTTTTTTATCTTTTAAATGTAAAAAGTTTATAAAATTATCTTCTAGTATATTATTATATAATTTAAAATTACGAATAGTACCACCCTTACCATAGTATTCATCTGTAGTAATTAATTTATCAATTGGATTATTCTTAATATTAGGTGTATTATAAAAAATATCTGGAAAAATTAGTCTATTAAGAGCTAATCTATTAGGTGTAAATTTTACAGTTCCAGCTAAATTACCATTTAAGAATACTTCAATTAAACCATCATTTAATTTAAAATTAAAAGACATATCATTATTAAGTTTTAAATCTTTTAATTCTATAAAAGATTCTTGACTCTTTAAATTATTAATACTGGTGGTTAAAAATGATGCACCCCACCCACTTAATGTGTCTTTTGGATTAGTATATGTATAACCAGCTGTATTCCATTTAGTTTTATTTAAAGTTGAATCGAAAAAAGTATCTAAACTAACAACGAAATGTAATTTGTTTTGCCTATCTTTATATTTGTAATATATGCTTTGAAAATTAACTGGGTTAAAATGAAACGATGGGTGTTGCCCGTTATCAAAACTAATATTATTCGTAGTTAAGGGTAAAGAATATGTTCTTGTATTTTCGAGGTTATATGGGTCTTCAACATCGATTTTGTCTACAATTAAATTACCGCTAGAACTTTTACCGAATGATAATATTTTTATTTTACCATCATCATTTACAAAATCTAAACTCGCCCCCGACACTGCTGAAGTAGATAAATTAATAGTACTTAATAATTCTCTTTCTGAAGAAAACACATGTATAAAACCTGAGCTAGCAGGGTTAGTTGTAAAACTTTGAATATATAATTTTTCATCATACGTGTTAATATCATAAACATGTCTACTAGTAGATAAATTACCTAACGTTATAGAATTCTCAATATTCTGAAAGAGAATAGTATTTCTATCAGTTAAAGATACACCTGTATCATTGTTTAAATATTTACCTCTAAACCCTGTTAATGGTACAAAATTACCTGAAGCATTTTGAATTATCGACGAACCAGAAGATAACCTGCTATTTAGTGTGGCTGAAAGAGATAAATTATTTAAATCTAAACTTTTAATTTTATCATCCCCTCTGGTTAAAAATAATACTTTATTATAATCATAAAAATATCTATTATCATACGAACTGACAATTGAATTAATAGTAGAATCACCTAATATAGATGTATTTAATAATCTTTGATCTAACAATTCCCCGGTAAAGCTTGTTTTAATAATTCTATCATTACCGACAATCACTATATTATTATGTTGTTCTAAATACAATACATCTTTAATGGCGCTTATACTAGGGTACGTATTTTCAGTTAATACATTAAAATCCTTATCATATATTATTAATTTATTTCCTTGAGGTATAAATATGAATGGGGTAAAATAAAAATTATTCTTCAATGCAAATCCATCTTGATATAAATTACCAAATATTTGATAAGAGTCTAAAGATTTTAAAGTATCTAATTTTAGATCAAAACTTATATTAAAGTCTTTCAGATTGAGTAGGTCAAAATCTGTAATATCGTATGCTTTTTTATCAAACACTAATTCAGGTTCATTTAATAATTCTTGACCTGATAGTTTTAAATTAAATGTATCTTTTATCAATTTACCATCAATACCGTCTATAATTTTATTGATATATTTTTCACCGATTCTTTGGTAATAATAAGTAGCCTCTGGTTCGAAAACTAAATTACTCTTTATATCGTAAAAAGCTGAATCAATACCATTCTGTCTAAAATATCTTTTAGCTTGTGATTGCTTTTCAAACGCTTGTTCTTCGACTCCAGTTATAGCTGTCAAATATGATACTTTTTGTGGGTTGTAATATCTATCAAACCAAACGCCCTCTTCATAACTATTGCCGCTTAACCACGAACAAAGCAAAGAACCATTATTATCAGTATCTCCAGGGTCATTATAATTTTCATTACCCAGTCTAAACCCATTTTGTAATAATAAAAATCCTCTATCTTCTAGTAAGAAAATATTAACTAAATCACCAGCCCCCTTATTTTTATTTTTATTAGCATCAAGAAGTTTAAATACTTTATCACTAAAATATGGTGAATCTCCAGCATAAGCACCAGCTTTTGATAAATTACTATCATTTATATTCAATCTTCTATACGGAAATAAACTATCAGGTAAAGTAAATTTAGTATATTTATCTGGTAAAAAGTTATATTCTTTTGTAAAGAAATTATAACCTAATAACATTTCTTCATTTTCAAATTCTTTATTATCGACGTTTAAAAGAGAGCTATATTTTTTTTGACTGACTTGGTTACCAGATAACGGTAATACGGGGTTCACAAAATTATCATTAGACACTTGATTTCTAAGATTCATGAAATCTATAACATTTATAAATCTTTGTGATTGACCTTCACTTACATCTCCACTCAAAGCTGTAATTTCATACGGGTACCAACCAATGTAATTATTTTTCTGATTTTTTAAAGTTTCGTTACTAATATTATGTTCTTTATCATAAAAAATAAAACTATTTAAATCATCTTTTGTTATTGTAGCTTGTTGGTCAGATATTTTTATTGTTCCAGCATCTACACTAGAGTTGGTAGGGGTTTCTAATGATAAAGAACCACTTAGCGGGGCTAATACTTTAAACCCTCCCCCTGTTAAGGTTTTAAATAGGGTAATAAACAAATTAGTTTTATCGAAATCATATTCAAACATGAATGAACTGGTTGATATGTAGTTATTTGTAAGAGATGTAAATTTTATATCATTAGATTCTTCTTCCATAACTGTAAGAAATTTAATTATACCATTATCTATAGCTTTTATAGTGCATAATTTATCATCAATAAAATCTAATACAAATGATTGATCATCCCCTCCACCATAAAAATCTATATTTGTTAGTGAACTATTAAAATTTTTAGATCTATCAAAACTTAAGAATGAACTAGCAGATAAATCATTTAACGCGTTAAATGCAATGGATGTGTTATAATCTAAAAATTGAAAGTTTTTACCTAAATCGTATTTATAGAAATCATTATAATCGACTTCATCGGTAAGAACATTGACGCTAAAGTTTTTAACTTTTAAATCGTTTAAATTTTCAAATAATTTATATTTGTTAAGAGTTAACCCTTGAGACGTGGAAAAAGTTTCTTTAACCATTTCAGTATCTTTATCTGGAGTTTCAAAGAAAATAGGCTCTAAGGTTTTAAATGATTTCTTGTTAATAGGCATTTAAAATATTTAGTGTAAAGTATCGATTAAATAAATATAATTATGGCAGGTATTTCAATTTCAGAGTTAATTAATAAAGAAGACATTACTGATGTACCAAATGGTTTTATACCAATATCAATAAATGACAATACTTTTAAGATAAAAGCCAGTACTTTCCTAGAGGAAACAACTAACCGGACGAATCAGTTTGAAACGATTGTTGAACAACAAAGTGCAACAATAACTCAATGTATTACAGATACTGTTTCATTATGTGCTTCAATTGAATGCAATGATACCGATATAACCAATTTACAAAGTAATATAACTAATATATATAGCTGTTTAACTGATTTAAGTGGTTGTGTAGATGTAAGATCATGTATATCCGAAACAGATATATTAAGAAATACGGTCGAAAGTAATGGTAATGCAATTAATAACGTTAGGACCAGGTTTACAACTTTAAGCTCATGCGTTAATACAATAAACGGTCAGCTCCTTTTAAAAGCATCAGCAAGTACTGTAGATAATCTACTTAGTCAAGTAAATTCTTTGGATAGTTGTGTAGAAACAGAATCTAATAAAATTGTTGATATGCAAAGTCAGATAAATGCTTTGGATGTATGCGGTAATGCTATAGCAGTTGATTGTTTAAATCAAAGAATAAGTAAAAATGAGACTGATATATGTAATAACGGTACTAGTATTTGCACTATAAATGGGTGTATATCAGAGTTAGATGGTAGAGTTGATGCTACAGCAACTGCAACTTGTGTCAATTCATTAGAAAGTAGGATTACTACAACTGAAGGAGTGGCAACCGGAGCTGCAAGTAGTGTTACTAGCATTAATAATGAAATCACAACTATTAATGAGACTTTAACAGGTAAAGCAAATTCTAGCGTAATAAGCTCATTAGCGTCATCTATTGCAACTGAATCTTCAAAAGTTACTTCTTTACAAACTCTTACAGCAAATTTACAAACCCAAATTACTAATCTAGATGTAGGTAGTCAAAGTACATCTATAGCTACTCTTCAATCTCAAGCATCAACTGCTAACTCTAATATAACACAGCTACAAACTGACAACACTACTTTAGATAGTTGTATTAGCTGTATTGATGGTTGTATTACCGGGCAGGCAAATAGTATTTCAACGTTAACGACGAATGTTAATACTATTCAAGGTAGCGGTACTGGTAGTATTACACAAGCTTGTTCATTAGCAACAGCAGCCTCAAATGGTGTAGCTTCAATACAAGCTAAATATGGTGTTCAATTAAATACTTGCGGTATTGTTTCAGGTTTTTGCCTAAATTCAGGTGGTGGTAGTTCTGATATGATAATACAAGCTGATTGTTTTATACTTGCTGATCAAACTAGAAGCAATTGCGGATCACCTTTTTCAGTAATTGATAACTGCGTAAGAATGTGCGGTGCATGTATTAAAGACCTTTCAGTTGACACTTTACAAATAAATGGTCAAGCAATTAGTTCATGTTCTGTGGGGCAAGGAAATGATAAAACTTTTAGTGTAGGATCCCTGACGAGCAGGACTTCTTTAACTCCTCTTGGATCATATGTAGATTTAGCTACAGCAACGGTAGTATCAGCAGGATGCCCGACTACAATATCGGTTGGATATGCAGGTGATTTATCTAAAAGCGCAACCACAGCGGTAAGATGTGACAATACAAGTGGTAGAAATGGTACAAACATGTGCCGTATGAACTCGGCTCTTTTTACATATGGAGCTCAAGTACGTGTGGTAAGAAATGGTACTGTATTACCGGCGACTAATACTAATACCTTTTTAGATACCACTCCAGGTATCGGTAGTGTTACATATAAATTACAGGCGCAATTTTGTCGTAACTACGGTACTATTACTAATAGTGCATGCACCGCGAGTTTTACTTATGGTAGAAGCACCACCGGAGGTGTAATAACTACGTCTACACATAGCCTTCTCTCGTGTATTAATAATGTACAAACAATTTCACCATCAACTCAAACAGTAACTGTTACTAACCCGTTTATTGAAGTTAGACAAAATAAGAGATAAATAAAATAATGAAAAGATATATAGAATATAATATAAGCGATGGAAGTATAAATGCCTTAAGAATTATACATGAAGAAGACATTTCATTGTATAGTTCTGATACAGTATCATTTTATGATATAGGAACCTCACTGGTAGATATAAGAAATAGTTATTTTGTTTTATCAAGTTCAGAAATTAAAGAATTACAAACTTTACCAATACAATATAATACCCTATCTTATGAAATAAGCTCATCAAATAGCATATCATTTTCATCGATACCGGTTAATACACAATTTGAATTAGAATATAATAGCAATATTATTGAAAGTGCCCCATCGATCGATGATGGAATATTAACCTTTACAACTGATACAGTCGGTGTATATACATTAGAATTTAGTAATTCCTTATATAATAATTTATCGTCAACCACCTACAGCATTACTGCCCTTTAATAAAATGAATATAGATATTAAATTAATAGAAACCCTTTATTTAGATTACGAAAATTTGCGTGAATTGAAAGTTATTTTTGAAAATTCATCTATAACAATCGATAGTATTCCTTTTGATGTTGATGATTCTTCATTAGTAAAGTTAAAAATGATATCAAATATTAATGGTGAAATAGAATTTAAAGACGCTAATAATAATATATTAAGTTTATCAGGATCTGAATTGAAAAATACCTATATACCTCTTATTGAAAGTAATTTAGGTACAAGATTTAATACCATAAATAAAAGATATAATTTATTTAAAAATAGCTTATCAGCAGAAGAAATAATTACATATTATGAAGGAGCTTCTGCGTTTTTTGAAGATTTATATGATACATCATTTACCCAAAATGATTTTGATAACTTAAATGCCCTTTAAAAAAATAAATTTTTTTAGTCCATTTTACTTAAAGATAAACTTAAAAGACGACTTTAAATTGATACGGGATGAAATTCTTAGTGATATATCTTATAACTACAATTTAAAAAATAGCAATTGTACCTGGTGGGGTGTAAATACCGATGAAAAAAAACCAGCTACTGATTTAGAAGGTTTAAAAAAGATAAATTATGATAAAATAATACCTATATATGAAAAATGTTTAAATGATTATAATAAAGAAAATTTAAATATAAAGCATGAAGTAAAAATAGATGATATATGGTATGTTGCTTATGATAAAGGTAAAGAAGCTTCTATACATCAACATGCTAATGGTGGTAATAATGAAAATTTTTCATGTATTCATTTTTTTAAATTTGACCCTAAATTACATAACTCAGTAACATTTTGTAATAATAGAAGAGTAATAAATAGATATTACACTAAAAAAGACGCTAAATTTAAAGATATAGATTACTTTAATGAAGAATTTACACCAGACGTTGTTCAAGATGATTTAATTGTTTTTACAAGCGAAACTTACCACAGGGTAAAAAAGAATGAATCAGAGGAATTAAGAATTACAATTTGTTTTAACGTGAAATTAGTTTAAGTTACGGATATTCGTTGGTCATTATAACTAAATCCTTTCAACAATATGGGTATATCGTTTTCAGTGGTAAGGAAATTGCCTTCAAATCCTGATAAGGTAAAGAATTCTATATCACCCGTTCTATCATCATATTTGTAAAGAGGTGTAGGTGTATAAGCCATACTATATAAATTATTTTCATAATTAGTAAAGTTAATTAATTCTCTTACTTCACCGTTACTAAAAAAGGATTGGTTATTAGCTGTATAAAGTTCTAAATCTATATTGTTACTTTGAGAAGTAAATACAGATAAGAATATAGTAGTTGTATTACCATTTTTGTATAAAAATTCAACCTTACCTAATAATTTATTATCCTCCGTCGCGACGTGGTATGTATGGTCAAATGAACTTACTGGTTCAAATCCTAAGGTTGTAGTATTTAACTGACTGGGTATAAATTCTATTATATTATCACCATAATAAGCAATGGTTTTTAAAATACCTAAACTATAATCAGCACCTTCATACTTAGCCACGCCGTTGATATCAAAAGTTACTGTAGTAATATCTGATACAGAAAAGTTTTTAACTAACGTTTGACTATCAGAAAAAGGGTAATCAGCTTCTAGTTTAACTGTTTTATTAAATTGCATTATAAATATAAAATTCCATTAGGTTTGTCTTGAGTTGGTGTACCGCTTAAGGATGCAAATGTATAAGCACCGGTAAAGTCCTGTGTTAAATAAAAGTTAGTAGTTGCAAAGAAATTATCTGGTTGGTAAAAGTCATTTTCATAGAAATAAAATACATCATCGATTACTTTATATAATACACTGTTTATATAAAAATTATCACAAAGGTCATTTAACTGTGTGGTAATATTAAACACTTCAAGTTTAGAACTATATGTAATATTTATATTTTTAATATATTTTGGTTTTACTGGTAAATCTAGATTAAAATTGTCATAAACTATTTCGTTATTAGACCTTGTATTTTTATCTAATACTTTATCTATTTTATTTGTAGTTATATCATAGTTGTATATATCATAAATTAAAATATCGTTGGTTGCAGATGCTTGAGGTAATAAAGATGTCTCGACTTTATAAATTTTACTACCTACTAGATAATCATTAGACACTTTGTTAAAGAAAGAATCTTCTGAACCGTATTCTAATATTAATGGGTGAAAGTCATCTTGTATAAATTTACCATTATATACATAACTATCAATTACATTATAAGATGGTGTAGTAATAGAAAAAACATCTTCATATAAATTTATATTAATTATAGAATTATTAAGTTCATCGTATAGTTTTTGATCATAATTGTATTTTTTAAATACGTTATCAAATGCGGCACTAATAGGTTGAAATTTATTTGAAGATAAATTAAAAGTAAAAACGTTTTTAATCAAAAGTTTGTTAGTTAATAAATCTTTTTTTGTTTGTATAGTACCGTCAACATTTTCTTGATCTACTATAGTATTACTACCCGTAAAAATAGTTCTATCCTGTATATAAGAATCATTATTTTTATTTTCAATAACACTTTTTGTATTAACGTATTCGATAAATTCATTACCATATATATCGTAGTTAACATTTTCAATAATACCATTATTAAATTTTTCAGGATATTTTGTTGGGAATGAACTTAAATAATTTGGCTTATATCGTTTTTGTTCTAATGTATCATATGAATAAAAATTTTGATTTACATTTGTACTTTTTGTATTTTTAACACCGAATGAAGAGGATTTATTTTTGTAAATATCTTCCTTTAAAATAAAATCAAAAGGACTAGGTCTTGGTGATTTACCTAACCAACTAACGCTTCCATATTTATCTGGGTCAGGAAACATGTAAACGTTGTTATCTTTTAAATTATCTTTTTGTATGAAATCAAATTCACCTTGCATTTTTAATACCGAAAAATCGGTAGGTCTAAAATAATAAGATATATCTCTTTCAAATACTTGAGAAGACGTTGAAATAGATAAGGTGGTAGGGTGATTAATGTTCAGTAGATTATTAACTTTATTAGTTGCTTTAAACAGCTCCCCAGATACTGAATTAAATTGACTATCAGTTGATAGATAGTAAAAATCAGTTCCAATAGTATTAGCAACTAATTCATTGTCAAAAGGAAGTTTTAAATTATTTTCCCCATCTTTCGTATAGTCAATATAATCTGATCTATCTAATAAATTTACATCTACCTCATCAAATGTAACTACGGGTCCTTGTATAGCACTTAGTTCACTTAAAGTAATATTTTTTTCATTTATAACATCAATTAATGCTTGATTAAAATCTAAAAAGTTATTAGAGCAAATAGGGTGAGTTTCAGTATAGAAAATATCATTTCTATTTACTGAGTCAAACTCTTTATTAAAAAAATCTAAACCATCTGCCATATAAAGTATTTATAATAAAACTTATGCAATGCACATTTTTACCTCTTGTATTATTTTATGCATTGCAAATGCATGTAATTTATCTGAAAATGCAAATATAACATCTTGATATTCTAAATTTAATTCTATTCGACCAATGATATAATTTCTAAATCTGTCTTCTAAAATATTAGGAAAGGGTGCTCCTTCTGGTCTATCAAATCTATGCATCCATTTAAAATCATTCACACATATACACCTACCTCCCGCTTGTCTATACTTTTCATGTATATAGTGCTCTTCACCACCAAAACCTGAAAATAACTTATTAAAACCTAACCATTCATTCTTTTTACATGAAAATACACCCATACCCTGTGCTTGGATTTCAAACCATTCATCATTAGTTATTTTAGTTTGCCATCTACCGTAAAAATTAGTACCCCATTCTGAATCTAAATGGGTGCTAATAGTTTTACCATCATCATAAATTAATGGGCCTTGAACAAAATCATATTTTTTATGATCATTTTCGTAAAACTTTTTTAATTTTTCAAAAGCATTAGGGAGGAATAAAATATGACTATCACAAATAACAACATATTCATTAGATGCATATTTAAAGACCTGCTCTTTACAAAATGAAGTCTTTTTTTCTGTATATTTTATATATTGTATCTTTAAATTACTTTTATGGTTACACAATTTTTCATTTAATATACCATCTTTTGACTCAGGATTATTATCAATTACTACAACTTCAGTAACTAATGGGTGAAATAATCGAAGCGATTGTATAGTATAATAAAGACCAGAATAATCATCATAAGTAGCAATACCTACCGTAAACATACTATAATTTATGAAGATAAAAGAGATAAACCAGTATATATATTTTGCATAACAAACTGATCTATTAAACCACCTTCATCTTCAAATTGACTATATGCTGTTATAGTTTCAAATTCTGTAGCTGGGTTACTATAATCTATAAATTTTTGATCATAAGAACCATCAATACCTTCTTTATATTCATAAAATTTATAGAAATTTTTGATAACATTAGGATCACCTTTTATATTATCAAATTTTTGATCTAATAATCTCCAGATATTATCTTGTAATTTAAATTTAGAACTACTTAAACTTACCCCTTCATTACTAAATGTATTAGCTTCAAAAGCAATAGGGTTTCTATTATCAAATATATCTTCAGGTACTAATAAATTCCAACCCCATGATCTATCATAGTCAGATAGACTATATGTATTTGAATTAATTTTATTATACCGAAAATCATTAGTACTTAATAAATTGGTATCTAGTAATGTATAGTTTTTACTAAATTTTTCATAACTTACTATAGGTTTTGAGGTAGGGCCGGTTTTTAATTCAGTTGCGTTAAAGTCTAACTCTGCTCCTTTGTTAGTACCGTAAATTTTAGAATTTTCATAGCCTTTACTATCAAAATTTTGATTAAAATTATTAATAGAACCTATTTGTAATGAAGCAGGTACAGATAGGTTATCTACAATTCTTTGGAGGCTAGGTGGTATACTTATAAAGTATTTTTCTACATCTATATCAGTAGATTCTAGCATACTTATTAAAGATCTAACATTACTGTAATTTACGTCTGCAATATTTGAAGGCATATTACTAATTTTTTCATAAATTTTAGTACCTAGATTATTTGGGTCACCGCTAATATCCCCTACCATTGTTCCAAGAAAATTATCAAAGAAATTATCCTTATCAGTCAAAATATTTTGAAATATTAATTTTTTATAATTTTCTTTTTGATCATTATCTTCATTTATTTTTCTGTATATATTTTTACCTTCAACCGGGTAAACGTTAAATAGTGAAGAATCTCCAGTTACTACTCCGTTTCCAGCATTAGTTGCAAATTCATTATTATTTTCTATAGTAGTTTTTACTTCACCTGTTAATTTTACATTGTCATATGATTTATCTAAGATAATATAACCTTTAAAATATCCACCTGCATTATCATTTATAATATTATCATTACTGTAATAGTAAGTATCTACATATTCACCATTACTTGTAGCGGTTAAAGATAATTGATTATTACCACTACCAATTACTAACTTAGGCAGGTATTTTATTGGTGTGTCGAATATACTTTTAACTCGGACGGTAAAATAAATTTTTTGATGCTGAAAATAAAACTTATTTAAACTGAAAGTATTATCACTAAAACCTATACCATCCAACCCATTCGTGGTAAATGATAAAGAAAAAGGAGCATAAGATTTATCAACCCTTAAATTTAATGACTCAGTAACATTATTCAATACATTAAATTGATTTTCATTGTAATTATAATAATTAGACTCAGGGTCTTGTAGACCTTTTAGATTGAAATTAGCAAAAATAGTTCTGTTACCTACGAATGGCATAAAAATATTTAATAAATCGAAGTAAATAACGATTAAATAATTCTAATGACATGTCCAAAAACTAAACAAATACAAGAAGTTCAGATAACACGTGCAGTTGACGGGTCTGACAAATTACTTATAGTTAAATCAGGTATTAATAAATCACGCTCCGTTACAGTTGATGATTTTATTCATGCAAATTCTATTAACACCGGAGAATTAGCTACAGATGCAGTGGAGACAGCAAAGATAAAAGATGCTAATGTAACCCTCCCGAAGATTCAAAGCATTGACACGGCTAAGGTGCTGGGTAGAACGTCTGCTAACGAGGGTAACGTAGAAGAAGTAGGTGTAGTTATAGGTGCAAGTGGAGATGCTGGTTTGCTTTTCGACAACGATGACCTGCTTGACAATAGCGACACAGCTGGAGGTTCAGCTACTCGTGGTGCTACGCAGAGAAGCGTCAAGGCTTATGTAGATGCTAAACCTATTTTAGGCCTACAATCCAGCACGGCGGCTGCGGCTACAGGGAAGTTATATGTTGCTCAGACGCATACTTTTTACGACTTAGATCTGTCTAGTGTTGTTGGACCAAACAAGGCTATGGTAATAATGTACGTAGAGGGTGGTTCAATCTCGACTGGTGGGACGCAAACTTATATAATACAGGCTAAGGGCGGTGTATCAGGTGCGCCTGCTTCAAGTCATAAGGGTACAGGAGTAGTTAACACGGGTAGTTCAGGTCAAGTAGCAGGAACTGTTGTTGTAGTTACTGATTCATCTGGAAGGCTTGAATTTGCAGCTACTCCCGCTTCCGCAAACAGCCTCACTGGAGCAAATTATACAGTAGTAGCTTTTCAAGTAATATCTTAATGAACCCTCTCCTGCAATTTGATATAATACTTTAACTTAAATGCCATTACCTAAAGCCAGAAAAATAAGAACCTCACCGGTGGCACAGCTGCTGATATTTATAACACCACCTCTAAAGCAATTGTTAGAGGTTATGAAGTATTTAATTAATATTATTCGTGAATTTCAATTTTATCATCTGAATCAACAATAACATATTCGAGATCAGAATCTATTAAAACAGTAACATCGGGACAATCAACTGGTTCTGGTTCTGGTTCAACAACTTCTACTTCATCTATAGGTTCTGGTTCACCTGGATCTTCAATAAAAATACTATTTACACCACTATCTGCATCGAATTCTAATATATCTTCATAATAGTAAAAAGTACCAAAGCCAGATGTACCGACAAATATATTAGAGATATCATCTGCTTTACCAGTTTTAATAATTATTTCACCACCACTAATACCAGCAAATATGTTTGTACTATCAGTTTCGACACTATCAATTACCTTAAAATCTTTACCCCTAGTATTAGCAAAAAAACTACAACCTTCAAGATGAAAATTTTTATTACTATTATATTGATCTTCAGTGATAAAAGCCATTCTATTACCTTCGACTGATAAGTCTACTTTAAAATTATTAGTAGATAACAATTGTGACATACTTTTAGAGTTATATCGGGTTAAAAATATAGGGTCGACGCTTAAAGCTGAATAATGTTGCTCAACATCAGTTGCTGATAGATAATTTAAAAATATACTATCTGGTATCAAGTTAGTAACTTCAACTACTTTATCATCTGAACTTCTAAAAATATTATTAGCGCTATCAGTTACAACCAAAGTTAAATTATAAGAGCCTGGGTACTTATAAGTGTGAGATGCTGTCAATTCAGTTGATTTAGTACCATCTCCAAAATCAATAAAATAATTATTATCGCTTACCACAAAGTCAGCATTATTAAAGTCCGGGGTAACTTTTATCGAAGTAAAATCCGCATATGCTGATAGTTTTACATTCCCTAAAAATTGATTAAATGAATGATCTAAAACTTTTATTGGTACGCTAATTTTTGATAAATTATCATAACCTTTATCGAAGTTGTATTTAATATCAGGCATCTTCTACTATTATATTATTGCGTATGTTACCGTTGAATAAGAATGGGTATTTAAAGAACTCTAACTCTGTATCATTTGAATATATTTTTATATCTAAATCAGAATATATAGCATTAAACCCAACCAATGATATATTAGGTGTTTCATTTAAAGTCGTACCATCAGAAGGATTTATTCTTCGTGTAAAAATACGATCAATACCATCTAAACTAAGTATTGAAACTTTCAATTCATTTAAACTTATTGTTTCACCTAGTTTCAAAGATTTAAAGTAATTTCTAAAAATTAAATCAGTTTGTTGTTTTAAACTTTCTTCACTTACTCTTTCAGAAATTTTTCTTTTTAGTACAAGGAAAGTATCATCTATAAAATCTGTACTTATTTTTTCAGTATTATTTTTTTCAAGACCTAAATTGAACCCCATATAAATTGGGTCTTGTGGAATTACTTCCATTGTAACTAATTTCTTATCTTCTAAGGAATTAATAATAGAATTTTTTTGAGATAATGTTAAGAATGATAAAGTGTTATTTTCATCTACATTTCGAATTTTTGGTACAGCAAAAAGGTATATATTGTTTAATTCAGCAGATGATGAGAATTTCACCTGATTAAATAAGAATCTTGGATCTTCATTAGGTGTATCTAAACCTAAATCATAAAAATATTGAATATATTTTTGTATAAACGTTTTATTATTTACAACGTTATATGAATCTAATATATTTGAAAAATTCTTTGTAATGAAACTATTAAAATCTTCATTAGTTACGAGTCTATCTTGCGCAGTAAATAATTTCGGTGCATTTACTTGTATTTCTTCAACACTTTCTCTTTCCTTCGGAAAAGTTGATTCAATTGTATTTGTAAATGCTAAATCTTGTAATTTATCAGGGGATAAAAATTCGAAATTTTTATCTCTATATATATCTTTACTAATGCTTTCAAACTGAACTGATGTAAGATAATTTATTGTTTTACCATTCAATGCATTAGCTTCTATAACCCCTTTTTCGCCATCACTTTTTAGATAGTATATAAAAACTTGATCACCTGATGCAACTTTTTTACCAAATACCCCATTACCAAATTTAATTTCATAAAAACCATTTTCATTTAATCTTTTTTCATAAACTGGTGAGGTAGGATTTTCTAAAAACAAATTATTAGTTTCGGTATAATAAGTGTATTTACCATTTTTAAGGTCTAAAACATATACATCTATAGAACTGTCTTCTATATTAATTGGTTCATTGTTAATATTATCTTTAACGAGGAGTGTAAATATTTCAAAATCTTCACCTATAGCTCTTTGCGGTGGGTATTCAAAATACCTACCTTGTAAGAGTAAATTGTCCTCTGAAAATGATTTTAATTCTTCATCAACAGTTAAAGTTTTATTAAAAGTTATATCATTTTTAAATGAAAAATAAGTACCGTTAACTATAAAAAATGAATATCTTTTTAATGTATATAAATTTCTATCAATATTCGCATTTGCGGAAACCTTAAATGGTAATAACGATGTCTGGTAACCAATAGGTTTATAATCTATAAGTTTAACAATTCTATTCATATTTTCATATATAGAAGCTTCGTTAAATAAAGTTTCATTTGATGACTGATTGAGATAAAAAAGTAAAGTATGATACGAATAAGCAATTATATCAATAATTGAAGATATATTACTACCTTCAAATATTTGATCGGTAAATACGCCTTCTTCGTTTAACCTATCTTTTATTAGCTGTTTTAACGTTAATGCGTCGAATGAAGCATAACTTTTTTTAGAAAGGGTGAAATCTGTAAGGTTTTCGTTTGCCATAAAAATATTTAATTAAAAAATGTAAAATCTGATTTGTTAATTGAACCCGTTATATTGAGACTTTGGTTCGGAAATCTAGGTACAATATATACTATATCAATATTATATTCTTGCTCTGATATATTAGCTTCAACTTTTAGACTAGTAATAGTTATACGAGGTTCAAATTTTTCAACACCATTAACAATCGTTTCACCTATATTTTGTGCTCGTACTTTAGAAACAGGTAGAAAAAGTAAATCACCGAAATTAAGACCAAATGTCGGGTTTAGAATTTTTTCTCCTGGAGATGTAGTTATTATACTAATAATAGAGTTTCTTATTGCAGCTAAATTATCTGACGATTCTATATCAATATTTTGTTTATTAGGTAAAGCTTCATTTCTTTTCAATTTACCTATAACAAGATCTAACTTTAAATCACTGAAGATCTTTTCATCTGGTTTACCTGAACCCTTTAATATATCTAAATTTAATTTAGCCATTTTAAATATTTAATTATAGATAGTTGGTTGATTAAATATAAATATTATTATGGCAAAAAAATTCTTAAATTTAATAGAGCAAATATCTGCTAAGATGAATAGTGGGTTTCAAACTGGTGGATTGGTAAAATTAGCTAGTAATTATAAATCCAAAGAAGGTTACAAAAATCAAAATAAGGAACAACAAAAATATATTGACGATTATTTTGATTCAGACAGTAATTATCTAGTAAAAAATGTAACTACTGAATACCCTACAAACTCCCCGAATAATAGTGATAATAGAGGTAATTTCTTCTATATTACAGTTGCTAGGGAATTAGCTAACGGGTTATCAGATACACAAGGTCAAGTTACTGTTACAAGTGATATGTTAGAGCCTATTGATTTAGGTATTAACCGACACCCAGTACCAGATTCACAGAAATATGATAATAAAGTACAAATTGACCCTGTCGAAGCTGAAGAAAATGAAGAACAACAGCAAACAATGACTCAGCAAGGTGATAGTCTTAAAAAGACTAATATATCTAACGCACGTCAAAATACTAAGATTCCTTCATCTCCAGCAACACCTTCACCTGCAGTTAATGAAAGTTATACTACGCAGTATATGCCAATTGAAGGTTAAACCTTCTCAAGAAGCTCTTTCCAGTTAGAGACACTAAATTCTTCTCTATACTTTTCAATTAAACATCTCTTACTCAAACCTAATTCTTTTTCTAATAGAGTCAAACCTGCTCCTTTTTTAATAAGTTCTACAAACCTCTCTTTAGGAAACATTTTATAGTTACCATTTTTATTACCAGATTGCGTATTATAATATTGTATGGTATGATCTTTGCAGAATTGATTTAGTGTAGATTTTGGGTAAAATTTACTCTTTAGTGTATTTTGACTTACACCTAATTCTGTAGCTGCCTCTCCATTTGATTTACCCTCTGATAAGAGTTTAATATATTCGTTTTTATCTATTTGTTTATAATTCACGTTTTTTTCTCCTTTAACTAAATCTGGATCTATACCTTGACCTCCGCAGCAAATATTATAACGAGGATTATACTTAGCAATTAGTTCAATCTCAAGTTTATAAGCATGCTCACTTGTTAAATGATCCTCAATAATAACAGATATATCTTCTTTATTATATTTTTCGAGGATCTTATTTAACTTGTTACGGAGATGATTATTTCGCTGCTTGAAATTGAAACGTCTTTTGTTCGTGCCTTTACCTATATACAGTAATGAGTTGTTATGTGGGTTAATTAACTTATATACATAGAATCTATTCATATAAGTATTTATCTCTTAATCCTGTTTTGAAGATATCTTTTGATCTAAATTCTTTCTAATTTAACCCAGCACGCAAAAGCATTAATCTCTTTATCTAGCACCCAGACGTCATTTACCATACTCTCTGAGATAGTAACTATATATTGACGTTTTTTATTGTCATCTAAACTAGAAGTGTATACGTGGTTTAAGTACTGCTTCATTAAGTTATGATAATCACCTTGAAACTCGTTTTCATTTTCAATTAGATACTTTCTAAGCTTTAAAGAATCTTTAGATACAATATGCTTATGTATAACAATAACTATATCTTTACTATCTACGCTATGATCAATTGTAAATATATTACTAATAGTAGCTTTTTGAATACTATTCAATACCTTCCGAATATCCGGATAACTTTGCTTAATTACATTAACAAAATTAGGTTTCTGATCAGTTTCGATCTTAATACCCTCCTGCTTGACAATATCGACAACCCTTTTAACAACGTCATCAAACGGCGGCATTAGATCGAAAAATTGAGTTCTACTTTGAATGGCAGGTATAATTTTATGCTTATAATTTGCTGTTAGTATAAAACGAGTCATACCACTATATTCCTCCATTGTATTACGTAGTGCGCGTTGACCGTCAAGGGTAATACCATCAGCCTCATCTAAGATGACTACTTTATGTTTCCCATCGAGAGACTTAGTCTGACTAAAGCCAACTACCTTGGAGCGTATAGTATCTATACCATTTTCATCTGAGGCATTAATATACAGGTATTGACACCCTAATATATCATTTACTAATATTCTAGCTAATGTGGTCTTACCTAATCCAGGTGTACCGACGAAAAGCAGATTTGGTATTTCTTCAGTAATAGATTCAAAATACTTTCTATTACTATCAGATAATACCAAATCTGATAACGTTTTAGGTCTATACTTTTCTACGTATAAGTTATTAAACATTATTTTTTTCTTTTTGATGGCTTCGTAACTGTTACTGTTACTGTCTTTCTTACCTTCGCATTACCGACTTTTCTTTCGGTTATCTTTTGTCTTGTTACTTTTCCCATAATTAAATATCTGTATAATATCGACTAGTTGTTCCGTTCGTCGAACATTTACCTTTTCTAATAATTTTTTTAGAACTATCCTTACTACTAATTATATCTGAGTTCCTATTAGTTTTATTACCAAAAATAGAGTCATAATTATCTCTATATTTTGCATGATCTACTCCTTCACGCTCTTTACATCCTTTATATCCCATAATTATTTACCCGACGAACCGAAACCCTTATTACCACGTTTAGCTTTTTTAACCATTCCAGCCCATCCAACTTTAGTATCATATATCTTTTCAACTTTAATTTGAGCTACCTTATCACCTTTTTTCACAGTATAATACTTACAATTAAAGTTATACATTTTAACAGCGCAGTCGCCTCGATAACCATTATCAATTTCCCCTAGATGAGGTTGAAGACCAGCTTTAAACCCGAGACCTGATTTAGGTCGTAGTACAAATCCAAACCCTTTAGTAATATCAGCAACAGTAATACCAACAGGTACTATAGCATTACCTACAGTAACATCACCCATCCAGGAACTACTACAAGGTATAACCGTATCTTCCACCGCATAAAGATCAAAACAATTATCACCGTCGTGAGCTTTAGTAGGTAGAACAGCATCGTCATGCGTCTTTACAAATGTTATATTAACTTTATCCATATACCTATTATAATATATTAGTTTAATTATTCAACTTTATTGATAAATATTTTTATATGGATGACGACGTTGATATAGTTGTAGATGATTTACTTGCTCAATTAAAGGGTGCAAATTTAGCTGCTAAAGAAGTTGAAAAAAATGAATTTAACTTAGACAAAGATAAGTTAGAAGATTTTTTATTAAAATACTCAGGTAAGCTAATTAAAGATAGTGTAGATTATGTTGAAGAGGTAAAACAGTTTATTACATCAGCTCCAGATTCTAGAGATGTTGAAGCTTTAAGTAAGTTGGTAGGTGCATCTGCTTCAGCAATTGAAAGTTTAAATAAAATTTTAATATCTAATAAAACTAACGATAGTAGAAAAGAGATTAAACAAATGGATATTGATAGTAAAAAAGAATTAGCTCAAGAAAACGATCAACGTTTAGGTTTAACTATCAATAGGGAAGAATTACTAAAGCAACTTATAGATGATGCTAAAATTATAGAAATAGATACTTAATTTAAAATATTATTATCTTTATAAGCTTTGCTTACTATTTGATTTTTTAATATATCTAAATTTTCTTCTACATCTTCTATAGTATTTTCAAACTGTAGTAATACTGCTTTATTATTATGTTGATTTCTTACATTTAAATTCTTTAAAAAGTATATATACTCTCCTAAATCAGCAGTTAACTCAATAAAAATTGATTGTCGAATTTCCTCTGAAAAGGATAATAATCTTTCATAGTAATCATAGTCAGTTACCAAGTTACTACTATGTGAAGTTTTAGAAATCGAAGTTTCAGTATAATTTGCTATATCTTTTAAATTATTCTTTAATATTGCATCATTCATTAAAGAAAAGTTTTTTTGAAGTTTTTTATTTTGTAAAGATACTTTATTGAAAACTGTATTAGGTATATTCAAAGGAATATTTTTTGATTCGTTATAAAATATATCAAAAAACGGGCATATAGAATCATCAAATATTGTATTTACATCTAACAAAGTTCCGACATCATCAGATAGATCTTTAAAAAATGTATTTTTATCACCTAATATTTTTTCTATAACTATTTTAAAATTAGATGCTAATGATTGATATTTTTCGATATAATAATTTTTATTTTGAATATCTATTTCATAACCATCTAAAATAAATTTATTATTGTTTAATTTTTCGTATATACTAGATATATCTTTGATAAAATCCCCTGATGATTTGCCTTTTTCGTAATCTATATTGAGTTTTAGCATATCAATAAAATCATCAAATAATTCTAATAAATTAGTATTATTTTTATAATAATCAGTTTTTTGTAAAATAACTGTATCCAGATAACTTGGTAATAATGATAATTCGTAACTCATAATATATTTTCCTTATATTTTAAATCTTTAAAGTTATATGTTTTAACTGCAAATATTTTATTACTATATGTATTATCACTATTAAAAGTGTGGGTAACTTCTACTATAAAATATATACCTAATAGTTTATCATCAAAATTATTTTCTACATAATTTTCACTTCTATCTAAAGTAAAAAAATTACCAGCTTTTCTAAACATTTGACCTTTCAATGTAAGCTCTACTCCAATATTAGTTAATAATAGGTTTTTTAAGAGTTTATTTATACCGCTTGATTTTCTAATAAATTCATCTCCACTATATAAAGAAAAAACGTTTTCATATGATAGATTTGTAGTTTTAGATGAATTTAATACTAAACTTGGTGAAGGTGAATTATTAAAACCTTTCATATTACTTACATAATTTTCATCGAAAGTATTTTTAGCGGAAACTATATTACTATCTTTTTGCTCTAAATTAAATGCTTTATCACCCGGGCTGTATGAATGAACAATTTTTGTATTATTTTTTTTACTACTAATGTTTGCATTAACATTAAAAAATTTATAATCTATAACATTCCCTTTTTCACCAAAATATGCAATAGTAGATGGAGATTTTTTACTACTTTGAACTACATTTTCACCCGTACCAGCACCACCTGTTATGACAAGTTTTTCCATATTCAATTTTCCGGCTGTATCATCGTTTTTATTAAAAGCTTTATCAAATTTTTCCTTTACACTTATTAGTTCATACTGACCATTATAGTATCTCTTTTTCAAAAATGAAAAATCTTGACCTGTTTTATCGGTGGTATGTTTATCGTAAATATACATTAAATCTTTATATGCAGTACTGCTAGATGGTGATGTGTAGAATATTTTACTGGCCCCTGTGTCGAAATCAGGGGTTTCACCTTTTTCTGTTTTTATTATTTCATTAATATCATTTTGAAACAATCCGTCTTTTAAAATTAATTTTAAACATTCGCCGGTAGGTACCTCTCTATCTTTATTAGATAGTAACTCTATTGGGGTGTCAGTTTTTAATAATTTTGTAGTAGAGAAAAATATATTTTTTTCTTTTAACAATTTTTCATCAAAATCTATAAAATCAAATCTTTTCAATTCATCGGTACCGTCAAATAATTGTTCATCATTAACTAATGCAAAAACATTTTTAAATGAAAATGTATCGTTAAATTTATTGCCTAATTTACCAAAACTTTCATCAACATTTTCTACTGGTACAATTTCTAGATAAAATAAATCTCTACCATCACCTCTATATGTATAACCTTTTAAAAGATCTGAGTTTGCATCAAACTCTTTAACGTTTTTCGGGGTAGCTAAACGTTCTAACGATTCACCATTATTTAAAATAGTTAATGACCCTTTTAAAAATGGGTCCATTATGCTATCCTTAATAGTAATATTTCTTATAGATGATTTTGATAAAACTGATACGTTACTATCAGGGTTAAATAATAAAGTTTTAAAAATATAGTTTTGTTGATCTACAACATATAAAAACTTTTTCTTATCATCATAAATAAATCCTTCTAAAAATTTGTATCTCATTGTAGCTGTTTAGTGATTGCATCTAAAACTATCTTTACATATTCAGGCTTAATATATCTAATTTTTTGACCTACAGGTAAGTTTTTATACGGGTTTATTATTTTGTTTACTAGCATAATAAGCCACCAAAGATAGGTTGTACTATAAATCTGATATGATATCGTAGTTAAAGGTAAGTTTTTATTCAACGTGAAAAAATCGAAAAACGAATTATCTAGATTATCAGGTATATGTATCTTTTTAACTATATTATACATTAAAAAGTTTTTATCCCCTGATATACCTAAATCTTTAGTTTCATAAACTTTAAATATATTTTCATATCTATAAGTTTCGAGTTCAGGTAACTCGGTAATGTTATTTTGAAATTTTCCTTCCATAATTAATTTCCACCTCTCATTGTTGGACCTGCTTTGGTATTTGTTGTATTTGGTATAGAGGGTTCTTCTATGGTTGAAGCACCACCGGTTGTTTCAGATGATCTCACTACTCCTGGGTTTATACTCTCATATATAAAGTTTCTCGTTTCTTCATTTAACCCCTTCAACGTTAAATTTAATTCATAAGCATCTGGTATGGTCGCGTTTAATGTTAAATTATTTGAATCATCGGTACCTTCGACTGGTACTGTTATTTCCATCGTACGCCTATTACCTAAAAAATTAACTGATAGATTGGATATATACGCATAAGGCATAAAAAGTATATCTTCAACTATTGCCTCGTATATAACGGGTATATCAACTAAATTTTTAGTAATTCTACCAGGTCTATTCTGATAAGTTAAACCAAATATAAGCTGCCAGTTTTGCAATATATCCTCATAAGTGCCGGTATTCAATAATGGTATTTTAACGTTTATTGATCTTCCATCCTGAGACATTTGAAACTGTCTTGATTCTTCTATATAAACACCAGGTCTTAAACCAAATACAGCTCCTGCTACTTCTGAAGCTGCGTCAATAGCAGCTCTTTGCATACCACTAAATAGATTATCTTGATCCTCACCCATTGAAGTAGTCATTTCCCTATATTCATCGTTTAGAAAGGGTAATATATACTGAAACCCTGTACTTTCAATACTATACAATCCATTGTATGGTTGTAAAACACTACTTTTGAATGTTTGTGTACCTAAGAGTTTTTCATTTATTAAGGATTGAGTAGCCTCTAAAGTATCAGAAATAGTAGATGCACCACCCTTTACCAGATTCGTTGTACTCTCTAATATTGAACCTTCTTTAATAGCATCTTCATTAAAAAATATAAAATCCCCTTGAGATATCTTATCTGATAAAGTTTTAGCTAAATCAGCTGTTGCATTTACTGAATAAGCTAGATTAGTGACTGTACTATTTTTAATAATACGTTTTTCTTTAAGAGATAAAGAAGGTACATCTAGTCTTGAGCTTTTAGGGCTCTTCGTCCATTGAAAATCTTCCCTAACATCAATAGGAATATATGGAGTATCACCACCATTTAATTTACTATAAACTTCATTATTTTGTAAATTTAAATTAGCAGAGTTGGTATTAGTTCCAGCTCTTATAAGAACTGGTATAGTATTATCTTTACCAAATTTTAAACTCCATAAATCAATTGCCATTTATAATATTTAGTATTAAACATTAAATTGCATATCTCTAAAACCTGAACTACTTTGATTATTTACTACACTGCTACTTTGATTCTTTATAATAGTGCTTCCAGCGTTCGATTTTTCTAATATAGCTTGCAATAACATATTATTTTTCTTAAGTTCATCCATTTGTTGGTTACTAATCTTAATATTCATTTTAGTTATATCTACGAAAGTTTTTCTATCTAAGGTATTTTCTAATATATTTACAGTCTTGTTATCTACAACATCTCCGTTGTTTTTAGGTATAAATAATTCAGGACCGGCTTCACCAACCATATATGGTGTATTCCGATTGACTGGGCCCCCATCTTGTCTCTTAGCTAGCTTCGCTTCTAGTTCTGCGATTTTTTCCTGCGAGTTTTCTACACCTTTCCCTTCTCTACCAAAATATTCATTTTCACCGGCTTCACTTCTTTTAATCCTAGCTCGTTCCTCAGCGATATTTCTTTCAATTTTAGCCATATCCTGGGCTCTTTCAGCTTCGGCATTAGCTGCAGCTTCCTCTGGGTCATCCTCAATTGCACCTAAATTTATTCCCAATAAATCAGCTACTCTATTTCTAACACTAACCCCTAATATTTTTTCAGGTAATATATTTAAAACTTTCATTAACAATTTATCCTTTATAGGGCCAAAAAATCCCCCTAGAGTACCTAAAACTTTTTTATAACCAGCATCTTTTTTCTCTCCAGTTTCAGCATCTGTACTTCCAAAAAAGAATTCTCCAATAGCTGCTAATACTGGCATGCCATTTTTACCAATTTGAATTAAACCTTCTTTAAAATTACCTTTGAATACTTTACCCACACCTTCATATATACCTATAAAATTTTTCATAGGAAATTTATCTTTTATAGGTTCTATTAAAGCAGCTACAAATGCCTTAGCCCCACCTGCTATATTGCTAATTTTTTCACCCATACCGGATGCCATATCATCAACCGACCCATCACCACCAAGAAATAAATTATTAATTAAGTTTAGCGCATCAAAAATTGGAAAAGCTGTAACCATTTTACTAATACCGGATGAAAAATTACCTGACAATACTTCACTAATACCAGTGCCAAATGATATGAAATTTCTTAAAGGAAATATATTCTTCATTTTTTCGAATATTTTACCCATAAACTCTTTTAATGTTCTAGATTTGGCTTGCCCCATTGTTTCACCTTCCTCTTGGGTAGTACTAAGACTTAACATAGCACTTAAAGTGTCAATACCCATTTGTAAAGGAAATGCAAATGCTTGACCACCTGGTACAAAGTAAAGTAACCCAGATAAACCACTGGCTAAGTCAAATAAACCACCAACAAAATCATCATTTTTAAATGCTGAATAAGCAAATCCAAAGCTAATCAATGAACCTATTAAAGGTAATTTTCCTAGTACTGGTTTTAACAATGTACCTGCTGTTTTTGCTGCTAATTTTAACCCAAGTGCTAATCCACCTTTACCTATAACTTGGAGAGTGTCCTGCATACCAGTACCACCTCCAGCAAATAGACCACCGACTAAAGCTCCTAAACTACCAAGAATAATTAATGCAGGTCCTATTAGTTTTTTGACATAAGCCATTATACCACCATCGCCTTCGCCTCCTGCTGCTTCTTCTTTGGATTCCGGAGTCGTTAAAACTTCTCTAAAATCTTTTTTAGCTTCTTTACCTATATCAGCTATAATAACAGGTTCAGCTTTTTGTACTATACTTTCAGGTTGAGCTTTAATACTATTAGTACTCATTCCAATAGTATTACTAACAGCATCCTCTAAAGCTAGGACCCTATCCGTTAACTTATCTGAAACCCCTGATAGTAGGGATAATATTTTTGCGTGGTCGACTTCTGGGTTCATCAATAATATTTAATTACCTTAACGAACTATAAAGAAGTCCGGGGTAATAGAAATACTATCATCTGAATTAGGAATTTTAGTTAAAGAAGTTTCTATTTTTCTAAGTTCATTAATATAGTCAAATACCTTGTTAAAATTGTTCGAATCAATTTCACTTAAAATTTTAACTGTATTATTAATATTTTCCTCTACTTTAATTACATTTTCACCAAATTCAAACACATCAATAAACTTAACTAGTTCATATATGTATAAATCACTAATAACGTTATTAACATTGTCTTCAGTAATTTTTTCATTTTTATATTTTCTTAAGACTATATTATTGATTTTATTATCTAATTCTAAATTAGGGTTTTTTAATTTAAAAGTAAATTCATCACTAATAACTTCTTTGGATTTAAATGTTGCTTTATTTTTATTTTTTTCTATAATATCAGATAAGTTAACCTCAACGTCTCCTGATTTATATAAACTTGAAATCTTATTTCTCAATGATAATGAAATTGATACCCTATCAATAGTATCTAAATCTTTTATATTTCCAGAAAAATTTTCTTTAATAATATTATAGATACAATTGTTAAAATGTAATAATGATAAAGTAGTTGAAAAGGTATTTTCTAATATATCTTTTTGTTGCTTAAGACTTAAAGGATAAATTTTTAGTTCTTTATCGTTTATAGGTGAATAAAAAGTAATCTCTTTTTTGAGACTTTTTACTTGACTTAAAATATCATTAAAATTTTCCATTTGAAATATTTACATTTGATTATGGGGAACACCACCCTGCTTATTATCTTTATATTCATCCTTTAGTTTGTTTAATAAAATTTTTATTTCACTTAAAGAATAATTTTGAAAATCGACGGTATTTAAATTTAAATTTTTTATTAATGCGTATTCAAGATCATATAAACTATTTAAATCAGTTTTGAATATATTTTTAAAAAAATATAAAATATCTCCATTATGTAAATTAAAGTTCATATCAAATAAATTAAGATTATCTTGTTTTAAATTATCAGCGATACTATTTACTATCTGAGATATGTTAGAATCTGAAATTTCGTTAAATATAATATCTTTTTGTTCGTTAGTTAATTTAGAAAAATTTATTTCATCGTTATCTAAAACTATTTTTTCAATTGATATAATCACTTCATTTAATAAATTTTCAACATAAAAACTATTTGATTTTTTAAAAGTTACCCTATCTGAAACTATTTCGTTACTGTTAATCGATATATTATTCACAATTGAATTAATATTCATTTTATAATTTTTTTCTTTAAAAGTTATATCAAAATCTTCCCCTAAAGTTAACGATCTCAAAAATAAAAGTATTTTTACTTTATCAAAAATATCTATTTCTTTATTACCTTTAACTGCATTATTAATAGTATTATTAAAAACTTGATTTAATACCCATGGGTCGTCGGTAAATAAATTCTTTACTAAATTTTTATATTCAAAATAACTTAATTCAGTTATTTCATAACTTTCATAGAAATATTGATTCATTTTAGAAAGGGAACGGATTAATAGCTTTAATAAGCTCACCTATATTTAAATATAAGTTACTACTAATTTCATACCTGTCATATACCCATTGAGTGTCAAAATTTTTCACATCTTCGGTATCACCATATTGATAATCTCTTGTACTTACTGAAGTAGGCACGCAATTGTAAAATCTCCACGTTTTTCTTGGTATTTGTGATAGACCTTTATCACTTCTTGTATATTGTACTACAGTTAAATTAACTTTTGGATCTTTTATTAACTCTGCAGGGTTATTTTTATCCCTGGCTACCATTCCAAAATGTGATGCCATTATAACCCAAGGTCTTATTACAAAATCTACAAATGATGAATTAGTTTCTCTAAGACTAAGGGTAAATTTATTTGATGCGAAATCTGATCTATCTTTTAATATTGTTCCTTGTATAAAACCTCGATTATTTTCAATTTTAGCTGCGGCCGAATCTAAACTATCATCCCCTATATTAAAACCATTTGTAAAAATACAACCTACTATAGCTTGATTTTTATAATTAGTTAAAGTTGCTTTAGGTAAATTTATATCAAACCCGGTGCGTTGTACAATTGGTTCTAAATTTTGTAAAACGTTAGTAGTTAAACCTAGTGGAAAATTATCGATTAGAACAATAAACTGAGTGTTTAATGGTATAGATGTATTCCATTGATCTAAACTATCTAAAAATCTATCTCTAAAACTAATTAAAGGTGTAAATGGTAAATTAGTACCAAATAAACTTAAACCAGGTTGAGCTAATGAACCACCTACAAGACTATTTGCTTTATTACCAATACTTTGTACAGCATTGTTTATAGAATTTAAAATACCTGGCATAATAATATTTATGCATAAAAAAAGCTCTCAAAGAGAGCTTTTGAATTTAGATCTTTTTTATATGTTATGCTGTCTTTCTAAAGTAATGATATGCAACGGTAGCTGTAAATGTAACAACCTCACCAGTGCCAGTAGAATCATATGATTGAGGACCTACATTCCGGATAGAACAACCTACTAATTGATATTGAGCCACTCTATCTAATTCCTTATTTAAAAGTACTAAATCAATAACTGCATCAGCTGTTGGCATAAAATAGTTACCTGTACTATCTTCATCGTCGAAAGTATCTGCTTGAACCTGTAAGAATTTTTCTCTTAAATTATGAGATTCATCTGATCTAAAAGTTAATGTATACCCTTCACTGTTATCATATGTGACTGTACCTGGTACATTAAAATTTAAACCCATGTAAGGTACTGCTACATTACCAATTGTTTTACCTGGTAATTCAGCTGTAGTAGCATAGACTAAATCTGATTCATCAAATGATACTTCAGTGCCGCCTCCAAAATTGACATTTAAAACTCTAAATAGATTATTCCTAGCAAAATCCTTAGCTTGTGCTTGTGTATAAAAACCTTGAATTGTTTGTGTTGTGTCTGCCATATAATTATTTAATCTAGGTTAGTTAGGATGTTGGAAATCCGTAAATATTCTTTTTTACATAATACGTGAAAACTGTATTTGCAGGTATTGTAATAGTTCTATCATCGTTAGGTCTAGAAAATAATAATAATTCAAATGCATTAGCACTTATAGGATAAAAATTCGTTTGTAGCCCGCTTAAACCACCTAATGCACTTAAACCTATTGAACCCATATGACCGATATCAGTATTAAAAGTTGTTATATGCTGTGTTACCGGTGTTGCTGAACTTACCGTCATGGCAGTACCAAAACTAAATGTATTAGCATCTACTGTACTAAGTAAACCAGAATCAAGAGCCATTGCGCTAACTTCGGCAACCTTGGTTGACAATGTACCAGTTATAGTACTTAGTGTATTTATATCAGTAGAATGAATAACTATATCATTCTGAGCAGTTGTAATATTAGTGGTATTAGCTTCTATATCAACTATTAAACCACCACTAAGATTATCAAATGATGTACTTAAACTAGTTATTTTAGTACCTACTAGGTTATTATAAGTTATTTGTTTCGACGCATCGTTATTAATATCGACGATATATAATATATCTCCATTTTTAGGTTGAGTTACTATCTCTAAATCTGTTAATTTAGTATCTGGCATAATAATATTTATAAACTATAAATGTTTAACCAACTAATTCATTGAAATCAGCTCCAGTTTTGGTTGCGTAGAAATTAACTAAAATAAATTCTGCAGCTCTTACTGGTTTGAGATATATATCAACAATAAGCTCGTTTTGGTCAATTACAGTTGGTGTATTATTCCTTTCATCACAAACTACTAAGAAATCATAAACCCCTTCTGTGTTTTTAGCATTATCAAAAATCGGCGTTAATGTATTCAACACTCTTGTGCGGGTTAGTAATGTATTAGGTTCAAAAACAAAATACTTAACTGTCTGCCTAGTAGCTTTTTCTAGATTCAAGAATAAACGTCTTACATTAATTCTATCAAATGCACTTGGCTTCTTGAGTAATGTCTTCTGACCAAATATTACAAATCCTTCTCCTGGGAAGAATGCTACTGGATTAGTAGATATCTTATAGAGTTGATCTCTTTGCTTCTGTTTAGGGTATAATGCAAGATCATTAACACCAGTTACAATACCTCTAGTAAATCCAGCTGGTGCAAACCATGGTTGGAAATTAGCATCTGTATTGGCCATTGCTGCTCCAGCAAAACCTGAGAATGGTACGTAACACTGGTCATCTAAATATGGATCATAAACCTGTGCCCATTGAGCATAAGTTGCTGCATAACTTGTATTAACAATACTTGTATGAGCTTGAATTGGTTTAAGTATATTGAGTGAGAAGTTTTTATTAGGATCATCTAAAGTTAAGAAACTCTTACCTTTTATAAAAATTGGTTTCGGTAAGTCAGCAACAAACATATGATCTTTTCTACGTTTCTCTGCAAATTCTGCAAACCTATCAAAGATTGTTTTCCAATCACTTCTGAACGCTTTTGCCTCAGTTGTTAAATTATTAACAATATCTGATGTATAGAAACCGTCGAAAGCTGAAATCGATGCTGTATCATCAAAATACTTACCTTGACCTGTTCTTTCTAAGAATTCAGAAACTGCATTAATAGTACTAATACCACCATCTAAGGTTAGATCGATATCAAATAAGTCAATATTTTCGACTGTATCGAATAATCTATCAAGTTTCGCTGGAATACTACCAAGCTCCTTAGTTTTAGCATCTTGACTTGCATATGAACCTAGTGGGAATAAACTATCCGCGGCACCGAGTTGGTTCGTTGTTTGTACCAATGAAGCTGATAACGCCGCCGCTTCAGCTGTTGTTGTAGCACCATATGAAGCTGATAACGTCTCTATATTCTTAATACCACTAGCATCTGTTGAGAATTTAGTTGATGTAAATCTTACTTTATTGGAAGGCTTACCATTAATATCTAACCAAGTACCACCATCTTCTGCATGTGATATAAACTTATTAGTTAAGATCTGCACATTTGGTGAATCATTTTCTTTTGTATCTAAATAAAAGCTTACTGGGGTACCTCCATCAGATGTATTAATTTGTCTAAAACTATCAAATGAACCGACATACGTTTCACTTAATGCGTAATTTAATTTAATTGTATCGGGTGAGAATGGTGATTGTCTAAGTTTAAATAAACCTAATGAAACAGTATCATCAAAATCATTAGTAGCAATATCAAATTTACTAAGATTTTCCATTATTTCTGAAACACTATCATCTTCTTGACCAAAAGTACTTGTATTATTGTCAGATATTGACGATAAAGTAAAGTCTAATCTACTTGATGGTAACGATAGATAATTTGACGTAACTGCAGCTGACTGTCCAATTGTTTTTGTATTTAAAATACCGTCAAAGTCTGTTGCAGGGTTAAGATTAGTGTTATCGACTGCACCAACATAAAAACCTTGGTACTTTTCATCAATAGTTGTTTGACCTTTATTAAGGATTAATAAACCTGCTCTACCTAAAGTTTCAAATGAAGATAATTCTTCTGCTTTAGTACCTATATTACTAAAATCGAAACCATCTTTTTGTAAAATCTGATTATATTGCTTTTGTGTTAAGGAGAAATGTTTCGGTTTACCAAGTGTATACATTACACCAGATGGTGATTGGTTTAATGTTCTAAGACCACCTCCATATACAATGTCACCTCCACCTGTTACTGTATTACCAATATTAATGGCACTTACCGGGTAGGCTAAAACACCGTAATCATTACCAAAACCGTTACCGGATTCTGTTCCATATGGTAATCTATATGTTAAAATATTAGCTGGAGATTGAAATAATGGTCTTACTGTATGATAAAAATATCTTTCAGCCGGGGTGGTTGGAACCCCGTAAATTTGTTCAAATTCACTTTGACTAGTTACTTGAATAACTTCATCTGTTGGTCCTTTATCAGAATAACCTGCAACCATAATGTTTGTACCTGTTGGAAAAACAGGTCTCAAACTTAAATCGATTTCTTTTATTTCTACCCCTGGAGATTGTATCGTACGCATACAATTATTTAATGGTTTTAATGCTATTTTTTTTAAATGAAATTATAAATATAGACTAAAGTAGTTCAACTTTCAATTGTGAAAATGCAAATTCAAAGGTAGTTTCAATTTCTCCAGCAGTTCTATAATTAAAATTTAACCCTCCTAAACTAATTGGAAAAGCTTTTGTATATACAAATTTTACTTTACTTTTATCAAACTCATCTAACGCTAATAAAGTTATATCAGCTTGGTACAATGATTGCGGACTTAAACTTTTACCGGTTGTATTATTTACCGGTTCCATTTTAACTGTATCAGCTATATCCTTACCATTAAATTTAGATAATTCTTCATCGTTAAGTAAATCTAACCATTTATATAAAACCCAATAATTATTAAATTCATTATCTATAGTAAAATTTACTCGAACGTTTTCATAAACAGGTCTTGTATGTTTAGATATTTTAAGGGTTTGTCCTCCATAATAAAGATCTTCTGCAGGTACTGTAACAGATGGTACAACGGCTCCATATACTGAAAATTGTAAGCTATTTTCTATAACAACCTTATTATCTCGACTACCAAGATCTTTTTTACTTATATCTTTAAGAACAGGTGGTAAATTTAATATAAGTAAAAACTTATCTAATCTACTTTTATTAAACTGTGATTGATTTATTGCTGCCATATTTTATAACCTTGTGTTTGTAAATTATCTATTTCACTATCTGTATTTGAAGCGTTGCCTATAATAACTGGTAGTGTATTGGATAAACCTGATTTTTCATTTGTATATAAAGAAGTCGGGTTCATAAAATATTTAATACCAAAATCCATTTGTTGTAACTCTAAAGGTCTATTATTTGTGTCTCTTTTTATTACTTCAAAATATTGTTCAACCATGTCATCAATTAATATTACAAGGTTCCACATCAGTGAGGTGACTAAATCATCGTGATACCCCTTCTTTGCATTCCATGTACCATTTGGAGCTTTCACATAGTTTTTTAACTCCTTTACGGTCCTTGAATCATTTATTTGTACTGATTCAAGCTCATTTATCCAGTACCTCATATTAGTTACCGCTTTATATTTAGTATTAGTGTGGGATATAATACCTAGTTGCTGTTTTTTTCTATTTGCTACTGCACTCCCCCACGAAACTATATTTTCATAATCGTGAGTATTTTTTAAAATATCAACTATCTGACCTCCGCTATTATTCCTTTCAACACAAACTAAAGGGTTTCCCCAATGTTGCAATATTTCGTGGACTTTTTCAGTAAAATTATATGGTGATATTTCACTATTATGGTAAACTGCAACTTGATTGATATGGGTAAGATCGGTATAATCTAAAACTTGTACAACAGAAGCATCTTTACCTAAACCTTCACTAGTATCTACACTTACTACATATATTCTATCTTCTTTAGGTTCATCCCATAAAAGATATTTACCATCATCAAAAACAAATTTAGGTTCATTAGTCTTACTCTTTAATTTTTCGAACAACTCATTATCCAAAGAACTTTCACTATTAGAGATAAACTCGCAGTTAAATTCTTGCTGAAAGGCTTCAAAGCTACCAATGCTATTAATAGTTTCTAGTTTCCATTTTTCATTTCTACCAGGTATTTCATTCCACAAAATTTTATCAGAGGCCCACCCGTTTTCAGACGATTCAGCACCTGAATATAACTTATAAAATAAATTATCTGTACCATTAGCAGTAGATGCTATAAAAATTTTCGATTTTTTTGACGATGAAACGATAGGATACACTGATTTCCAGAAATCATCTACTAAATGAGGTTCGATAAAGGCTAACTCGTCAAGTATTAAACAATTGACTGATTGACCACGAGCTGCTGTACCAGTAGTAGTAGATATGCCTATTCTTGTACCGTTGGCTAGTACAATAGATGTTTTACCGTATTCTTTTACACCAGGTTTTAACCAATTAGGTAATTCTTCATATGCTAATCTAATTCTACTCATTATTTCTAATGCAGTACCTTCTTTATTAGCTACAATAAGTATGCGTTGATCATTATTAAAGCATGCAACCCATAAAGCATATATTGTCATCATTGTTGTCTTACCAATCTGTCTTGAAGCTAATAATATAAAAAATCTATTATCTCGCATTTTACGTAAAGCTCTTTTTTGACAATAATGTAGGTCAATAGTTTTCTTACCTTCATCTAATGATATTATATAAAAAAACTTTTCGGCAAAATGCAAAATATTTTTTTCGCATTTTTTTAACTCTTTTACCATCGCTGGAGTATATTCAAATTCAGCCCTGTTTGTGGGTAGATTTGGATTGTTCATGTAATTTTGTTTATCTTTATGCATTTTGCTATAAATATTTACATGTCAAGATCAAATACTCTAACCGAAATATGGAATACATATAATAACAATATTTTATCTGAAAATGCACCAGGTGAAAAAGCAGCTAAAATGGGTACTAAACCGGGTAAACCACCTGCTAAGCCTAACGATGTTAAACATGGCTTTGCTAATGATAATAGTTCTGGTCCAGAAAATGCTGATAAAGGAGAAATATATGGCAACGTTATAGACCCTAAACATAACGGAGTAGAAGATGAATTATATAATAGTGAGATATATTCTTCACAAGAATATAACAAAAAAAATAAAAAACTAGAGAAAAAGGTAAAAGAGAGTATAAATAATAATATGAAATCAACTTTTGACAAACTCTTTGAAAACGTTATGGGTGAAGAAATGCACTCAGATCAAGAAACACAAGAATTGGATGCGCTTGGTATTGATACCGAAGTAGCAGACACCGAATCAGACGAAGTTACAATCACGTTAGATCGTGATATGGCCAAGTCACTTTGCGACATGCTTCAAGCAGCAATGGGCGAAGAAGAAGATGGCGACGATGATGCAGATGGTGAAGAAGATTATTCTGCTGAAATGGAAGAAAATGGATTTGAAAGCTTTGAAGAAGCTGAAGAAGACGACGAAGACGATGATGATGAAGACACTCATA